CTTCGTGTCCGTTGCGGGTATCTTGGCGGCGTTCTTTGGCGCACAAGCATGGTCAAATAGGAAATAGATATGAGTATCGTTGCATCGTTAGTTGGGCCGGTTACAGGGCTGCTGGACAAGTTCATAGAGGACAAGGATCAAAAGAACGCCTTGGCCCACGAGATTGCTACTATGTCTGAAAAGCACTCGCATGAGGCGCTAAAAGGCCAGCTAGAAATCAACAAGATGGAAGCTGCACATAAGTCGTTATTTGTAGCGGGATGGCGACCTGCTATCGGTTGGATCTGTGCGCTGGGCCTGCTCTATAACACCATCATCGCCAACATAATCAGCATCTGGGTAGCTGTACCAGAAGTAGATACAACGCTTCTAGTGCCCGTTATGATGGGGATGTTAGGGTTGGGTGCTATGCGTTCATACGAGAAGGTCAACTCCGTCGCACGGGAGAAGTAATGGGTCAGTTGATTGACATGATAAAGCGCCACGAAGGCGTCAAATCCAAGGTCTACAAGTGCAGCCAAGGGTACGAAACAATAGGCGTAGGTCGAAACATCTCAGAGTCTGGCCTTGGGCTGTCTGATGACGAGATAGATTATCTACTACATAACGACTTAGAGCGTTGCAATGAAGAGCTGGCTAAGGCGTACGACTGGTACAGCGAACTAGATAAACCCAGACGAGACGCAATGGTTGATATATGCTTCAATCTGGGCATTACGCGGTTGCGTGGGTTCGTTAAAGCTCTGGAAGCTATGTCTCGCCAGCAATTTGACATCGCCGCCGACGAGTTCATGGACAGTAGGTGGGCCACACAGGTTGGTTACCGAGCCGAAGAGGTGACAGAGATGATTCGCACAGGTACATATAAATAATGGCTCTGCGTAAGTTAGCGTTTAACCCCGGCGTCAACCGTGAAAATACGCGCTATGCCAACGAGAATGGCTGGTTTGATTGCGATAAGGTCAGGTTTCGAGCTGGGCTACCGGAAAAGATTGGTGGTTGGGAACGTATATCTGACAATACTTTTTTAGGTGTAGCCCGTACGTTGTTTAACTGGGTTACGTTACAAAACCAAAACTTAATGGGTGTAGGCACTAACCTAAAGTTCTATATTGAAAAAGGCGGTGTGTATTTTGATGTAACGCCCGAGCGTACGCCGTCTGGAGTATCTCTTACTAATCCTTTTACGACTGTTAGCGGGTCTAGCACGGTAACTGTAACCGATGCGGCTCTTGGGTATATAAATGGCGATTTTGTTACGTTTAGCGGCGCATCTGCTGTAGGAGGGCTTACATTAAACGGTGAGTTTCAGCTAACGTATGCTACTGGCAATAGCTACACCATTGAAGCATCAGCAGCAGCTTCATCATCTGCTACTGGCGGCGGCTCCGTAACAGCAAAATACCAAGTAAACGTCGGCCCTGAGACTGAAGTACCGCTGTCAGGTTGGGGCGCTGGTGGTTGGAATGAAGGTGCTTGGGGTGAAGGTGTTATATCTTCAGATGCTATTCGTCTTTGGAGCCAATCTAACTTTGGAGAAGACTTAGTATTCGGCCCTCGAAACGGTAGGCTTTACTACTGGGATGCTTCTGTGGGGCTAGATACACGCGCTGTAGACGCTACTACACTATCAGGGGCATCTAACGTACCCACCGTACAAAACGTCACACTAGTATCCGATGTAAGCCGGTTTGTATTTTGTTTCGGCGCAAATACATTAGGCACTTCAACGCAAGATCCCATGCTTATTCGCTGGTCAGATCAAGAAGACATTACGAACTGGACACCCAGTGCAACAAACCAAGCAGGAGATTTACGACTATCTAAAGGGTCAGAGATCATTACTGCACTACAGTCCCGCCAAGAAATACTGGTGTGGACAGATTCAGCTTTGTATTCGTTGCAGTATCTAGGCGGAACTGCAGTGTGGGGATCTCAGCTACTTGGAGATAACATCTCTATAGCCTCTCAAAACGCTGCGGCTTTTGCAGATGACGTAACGTACTGGATGGGGATAGATTCCTTCTACATGTACGACGGTAGAGTGAAGGCGTTACCTTGTTCTTTGAAGCGGCATGTCTTTAATGACATAAACCATTTTCAGACTAAACAAGTCTTTGCAGGCACCAACGAAGGATTCGATGAAGTATGGTGGTTCTACTGTTCTGCCAACTCATCTACTGTAAATAAGTACGTGGTCTATAATCATGTACAAAACATTTGGTACTTCGGCAGTTTAGCCCGCTCCGCATGGGTTGATACGGGGATCAGACAGTTTCCCGTTGCAGCTACATATAGTAACAACTTAGTCACGCACGAAGACGGTGTAGACGATAACGAGGTTGGTGAAAGAGCCGGTATCACTGCGTTTATAACCTCTGGAGAATTTGACATGGACGACGGGGATCGGTTCGCTTTTGTACGCCGAATACTGCCCGACGTAACTTTCAATGGGTCTACAGCAGACAGTCCAAGTGCAACACTAGAATTGTTACCGCTTCAGTCCTCGGGTTCTGGGTACAACAGCCCTAGATCAGAAAGTGGTGAGAACAGCGGTGCTGTAATTCGTTCTGCTGTAGTACCTATAGAAGCCTTTACTACTCAGATTAATACTCGGGTACGTGGTAGGCAGATGTCCATAAAGGTACAGTCTTCAGATATAGGTGTGTCTTGGCAGTTCGGTGCGCCTAGACTTGACATACGTCCTGACGGGAGGCGGTAATGCCCACATACGTTGCTGTAGCTCCTCGGCTACCTAACCCACCAAAAGAATACACACAAGCTAATTTTGAACAGCTTAACAACGCTCTACGATTGTATTTTAACCAACTAGATGAAAATGTACGTTTAGCGGGTGCTTCTCCCGAATCTCAAGCGCAGGTGTGGTTCCTTGGCTAATCAATACAAAAACGCAAAAGCAGATCTAACCAGCACAGGTGCCACTACGCTGTACACATGCCCTGCGGCTAAGACAGCTATAGTAAAGTCTATCTTGGTGTCCGAAGACGCGGGACTTGCCGATACCATAACTGTAACGCTTACCGACGCATCTTCTAATGTGTTTAGTCTGTTTAAGACAAAAGCTGTTATAGCCAACAACACACTAGAACTTCTCACAGCGCCGTTGGTGATCGAAGAATCGGAAATACTGAAAGTACAAGCTGCAACAGGTAATAGGCTGCACGTTGTAGCTAGCTTGCTGGAGGTTACGTAATGATAGGTGGAGGTTTCGGCGGTTTTGGCGGTATGGGTCTAGGGGCACTTGGAGGGCTTGGTGGGTTCGCACCTACTCCAGAACAAATACAGGAAAATCTGAAAGCCTATGGCATAGCAGGCTATACCCCTCCCGCGCCTGTTGCGCCCGTTGCGCCTATAAGACCAAACCGATTTCAAGAAGAGGTAGCGGCTGTTAAAAGTCCTAGACCCGCACCTGTCGTAGCGTCTAAACCTACACCAGTGATGCCCGTTGCACCTGAACGAATCCCCACATCAACGACACCAACGCCTGTCGCACCTGTTTTTTCTGCGCCCATATCGGACTTTCCAGAAGGCAGAGGGGTAGCAGACGGGCCGACGACACCAACGCCCGCAGCGCCTGTACCCGCAACATCTGCCCCTATTCCCCCTACGGCAGACCCAGTAATAGCTGCCGACGCGCTAAAAAATGTGCGGGCCATGACTAAAAACATGACTCCAGAACAGTTACGTGAGGTATCAACATACGCACCGGAGTTGGCTGAACAGTTAAGAGAGCCAATAACACCCAAGAGCGCCGTTCAATCGTACAAAGATATGCTACTAGGTGCTGCGGACAAGAATGTGTATAGCGTTATAGGCGATGTAGACGAAGTAGATGATTTCTACGACAGGTCGTTCAAAAACACAGTCACAGACCCACTGGGAACAGATAAAAAAGCGATAACAGCTAGAGATACAACGGACGGTGGGGCCAGAGGAAGTCAGTATTTATCAGGCAAACGAGGAGATGTATTTGCGTTTACCTCTGACGAATACATATCTGAGGTAGGTGCTCCCGAATACTTGAAAGCGTTAAAGCGCGGCGTTGGGGTAGACAAGGATGTGCTTCGATCTACCTATGGCTCTATAGCTAATGCCGATGGTGCAGGTACTGCGGCAGCATTAAGTAACCACTATGGGTTTGACGTTCTACCTATTGATTCTGCATCAGATATTGAAAACTTTGGTGGTAACTACGGAGAGCATACAAATGCTTCACAAGAACAAATCTCCGAGTTTCAATCACTTATCAAGCCTGTACTTGCTGAAACTATACCCTACCTACAAGCCACTGAAGGTTTAAGCTACCAAGACGCACTGCTAGAAGCATACAAGCGCGACCCTATGGTTCAGGCCATGTACGCTAAATATGGTGTGCAGCCGATACGGCAAACAAAAGACGGGTCTACTTACCTCTATGACCCCATGACTTTCGGTGAAATACGTACTAAGGAAGTCAAAGATAGCTCTGTTAAAGACGCACTCAAGGTAGCTGCTCTGGTCGGCTTGTCCGCTTTTGGTGGCGGTGCATTAGCTGGTACGGCTGCATTTGGTGGGGGTACGTCCGCTGCTGGCTCTGCATTGGCCTATGGCACGACATCAGCAGGTATTACCGCAGCTACAGGCGGCGATACTAACGACATTCTAAAATCCTTTGCACTTGGTGGTGTAGGCGGGTTCGCCAAAGGACTTAATGCAAACGCAGCAGGGCTGGCAGATAAAGCAAGACAAGGCGCGTTTACTTTGGGTGCTGCGGCACCAGACCCTGCGCTAATAGAAGCCGCAAATGCTGCTGCAAAAACTGCCGATTCGTTTAACAAGGTAGTGCAAGGGGCTAAATTCGTAGACGCTGCCATAGACGGAGATATAGCTGGCGCTGCGGTTTCTATGTTTGGCCCTAAATTCACCGAAACAGCAATGAACAAAGTTGGGCTAGATAAAGACTTCTTATCTGATTACAACATAAACCAAGACGATGTTGTTGCGGGGCTGGTTAAAACCCAGACGGAACTAGCTAAAGGCACAGACTTTGGAGATGCTATAGCTAGAGGTTTTGGCGAGTATATTATGGAGGGTGGAGCGTTAGCGCCTAATAACGTCAAGACACCTGAGTTCATCAAAATGATAGGCGATGCACTCAGGGAAGTCGGTAGCAAATTTGATGACGTTATCTTGCAGCCCATAAAGGGTGTTGCAGAGCCGGTGATAGATGTTGCAAGGGACATAGGTAGCGCGGTAGACGATGCGTTCATACAGCCTATTCGAGAAGGACTTAAAGTTGTAGACGACGAGGCAATACAGCCTATTCGAGAAGGACTTAAAGTTGTAGACGACGAGGCAATACAGCCTATAAAGGAAGGGTTTGAAACAGTATATGAGTCAGTTGACCTACCCGATGTTGATGTTGACTTATCCGATGTTGATGTTGACTTGTCCAACTCTGGATCGCCCGATGCCGCTACCCCACCTTTTTTCCCCACACTGATGCCACGATTCCGTCAGGTGGTCTCAGAGGTACCAGAAGGTCAGGAAATTACACCGTACGATTTTGGTGATGATCCGTTACTAGCATTCTTAGCTGACAACCTAAGAAAGAACCAAGAGTATACGGCGGCAAGTGGTGGTGTAGTCAGAAGTTCTTATGGTAATCTTGACGAGCTGCTACGTATAGTTGGAGGCAAGTGATGGGTTATGGAGTTTTTATGGGGAGTAATCCTCTTTCAGACGATGATTTGCTGAGTGAGTTTGGCTTCGACGAAGACAACAGATCTAATGCCGACATACTCGATTTTATTACAGGCGCAAGTGACTCCATGCCTTCCGACGACGACTTGTTGTTAAGTTTATTTGAGTTTGGTGAAGACGAGAGATCTAATGCTGACATACTCGCCTTTCTTGCGGATGCAAAAGAAAACGACTACCAACCTACAATCGTAGACAGGATTCTCGCGCCGTTTCGTGGGTCTAGTGGGTCTAGCAGCGGCGTTAGTTTAGGTAGTCTGGTAGCCCCGTTTATCCTAAGCAAAGCTCTAGGAAGCACAGGGATGTTTGATACTAAGAAGCCTCCTGTCGGCTACCAAGGTAGTATTCCTAAGCTCAAAGCAACACGAGAACAGATTACAGGTAGAGACGACACAGACCGTCGTCCCGGTAGCGGTGGCAGACGTTACTTCTCAGACGTTAGCTATACCAAAGAAGCAGATACTTTAGACATGGCTGCTGGAGGTCTAGCTTCATTAGAAGGTGGCGGGTATTTAGAGGGCGATACTGATGGGCAAGCTGACCTTGTGCCCGCCGATATTGATGGCGTACAAGAAGCCCGCCTAAGTCACGGTGAATACGTGTTACCTGCTGATCTAGTTGCTATTCTTGGCAACGGCAATTCTGACGCAGGTGCGAAAGCCTTAGACGAGTTTATGTCTACAGTCCGTAAAGAAGCTACGGGAACGCCGAAGCAACAAAAGAACATCGACGCAGACAAAGCTCTGCAAATACTGATGAGAGGGTAGGGTATGGGAGCAAATACAAATACAGATTATGTCCCAACTGGTATACCTACAGACGGCACCGTAGGCCAATCCGCCGGATACGAAAACACATTATCCGAATACGCTGGCCCATACGTTACAGATATGCTGGCAAAGGGCGCTGCGCTGGCAGACATGCCCTACACTGCGTACGAAGGCCCGCTAACCGCAGGTACTTCTGCTCTGCAAGACCAAGCCTTTGCAGGCTACGCTGGTTTAGACACCGCTCCCGCCACAAGTTTGGGCAGTTTCTCTGCTACGGGTGCTCCTGCGATTCCTAATTTTTCAGGTATATCCGGTGTAGCCGCACCTGTTCGCCCTGCTGTGGAAACTTTCGTACCGCAGGGAGGCTCAATCCAGTCGAACGTAGCGGCCCAGTACATGAACCCCTACCTACAAGCTGTATTAGACCCACAGCTACGTGAAGCACGTAGGGAAGCTGATATTAGTCGTATCGCAGATGCTAGTAGACTGACTAAAGCAGGTGCTTTCGGCGGGTCACGCCAAGCTATTATGGAAGCCGAAGGCCGTCGTAACTTAGGACAGCTACAGTCTGATATTGTCGGTAAAGGCTACGCAGACGCTTTTGACCAAGCGCGTTCGCAGTTTAATACAGAAGAAGCCCGCAGAATCGCCGCAGAACAGGCTGACCGCCGATACGGTCTAGATGCTTTATCAGCAATGGAGCGTGCCGGTGCGAGACAGCGTGATATTGAACAAGAAGGCATCACTGCCGACTATTTGCAGTTTGAGAAAGAACGTAAGTATCCCTACGAGCAGATCGCGTTCCAACAGTCTCTACTTGACGGACTACCTCTTACAGCAAGGCAAGAGTCTTACATTGAGCCTAGCGGATTTGCGTCTGGGGCTGGAGACATGAACGCGGTAATAGAATTTTTAAGGTCAATTGGCGTCATCCCTGAGACTTCTTGAGTTAGCAATATGAATAATCCTATTAGTCAAATCGAACGCACAAAAGACGCTTATGCTGGAAACATGCAGGGGCTACAGAAACGTGCAAACGTGTCAAAAGAGCTTATCGACCTGCTTGCTATGCAACAGCTCAAGAAAGACCTTGATGCGGCTAAACGCAATCAGATGATGCAAATGCAAGGCAACCCTGCCACGGTAAAGGATCAACTACAGCAGGGTCTTATGGGGGAGTACCGCCAGCAAGCCGCGAAAGAGATGGGTATGATGCCCAGCGAAGGTCAGGCTATAGCTCGCGCCCAACAAGCCATGCCACAAGGTATGCCCCAACAGCAAGCACGTATGCCACAAGGTATGCCTCAAGGCGCTTCACAGCAGCCACAAATGGCGCAAGGCATGATGAGTCAAGCTCGTCCAGTGCAGTTAGCTGGCGGCGGTATTGTTGCGTTTAATAAAGGGTCAAAAGATGAAGGGCCGGTAGAAGTGCCAAAAGGGCTAGGCTCAGATGAGCTAGCTGACTTTTTACGAGGCACCGTCCAAGGGAAAGGGCTTTCTGCTATGGAGCAGGCTAAAGAGTTCAAACGCTTGATGGCAGAACAAGGCTTTGACCCGTTAGGCAGGCCAATTATTGAAGAAAAACCAGTTTCAGAAGGTACGACACGCAGAAGGGCAAGAGCAGGACTAGACACGGGGGTAGGTATTGCGGCAACAACACCTAGAAATTTTGATACTTCGGGCCTACAAGCACAAGTAGACGCTGAATATGGTAGGCAGGGTATAGTAAATCCTAAATATGCGCCCCCACCTAATGCAGCTCAACAACAAGAAGAGCGTGAAACACGTAGAAGTGAGGCACAGCAAAGGGCTGAACAACGTAAGAAAGAAGAGTACGAATCTAGTCTACAAGGGCAGTTAGACGCAGTAAAAACTAGCGGCATAATGTCCGGTATAACTCCTTACCAGTTAGATGAAACACAACGAACCCAAGCGGAAGCAGAGCTAGCATTAGACCCTGACAAGAAAGGACTTGCCGCGATAGAACGCATAAGAGATCTGTCGAAAATGAGTGACAATGAACAGTTGCTCAAGGACATGCAGGATCGTGTACAGGCAACTTATGACGAAACTGCTCTGTCCGGTATGGATAGGTTCCAAGAACTACTAAGCGCAGCCGCTATAGGTGGTACAAGAGGTGTAGGTATACGCGGTAGCCAACTAAGGCAAGCAGAACGCAACCGTCGTAGGCAGCTAGACCAAGACATAATGGGCATCCAAGCAACTACCATAGAGCTTAATCGTAACTTCGGTGCCGATGCTGCACGAGCATACGCCGAGGCGGAAGCCAATGTAATCACGCAGAAGCAAAACGCACGCGACTTCCTACGGAACGCTGACCAAGCAGAAGTAGCAAGTATGATGGACAAAGCACGCTTGACAATGGAAGAGCAGAGAAACGTGCGTCAGTTGTTTAGTGAACAGGAACGTAATCGACTGTTAGCAGAACAAATAACCGCTACTAATGCGCGAGCGTTAGGCGGGGACATCGCTGCTGCACTAGCTAAACTCGTAACATCGCGTGCTGAAATCGCAGAGAGTGTAAGACTAAGCCAAAGATACGCAGATCTTGACTCGCTAGATCCGGTAGATGACGCACGTAAGATAAAGCTGCTAGAAGGGCAACTAGCCTCCGAAGTAGCGGCGTTAACAGCCGATATAGATGCTATGGCTGACGATTTACGGACGCGGCAGCGTGAGTTAGACCAAGCGCGACAAGCGCAGACGAAGCGATTAACTCCTTCTGAGCAAGTCACACTTTCCCCTGAAAGCCAGAGGGCTGTAGCAGAATCTGGAGTCTGACTAAATGGCAACAGTAGCGCAGGCTAGAAAAGCCATAGAGGTGTTAGAAGCTCGCGGCGATATAGCCGGAGCCGCTGCTATCCGAAGGGATCTGAGTGCTGCCGGACTATCTGCTAGCGCCACGGACTTTGAAGCGCAGGTTGCCGCAGAACGTCAGCAAAGGCTTGAGCAAGAAGAACTCCGACGCCAAGAAGACTTAGAACGTCGCATCGAACTGGCTGAACTCGAACGCGGGTCACTCGCCAGAGGCATAGACATCGGCACCGATATTATAGGGCAGGCCACAGGCTCTACTCTTGAAGGCGCTGGTAAGTTGTTTGGTTTAGCAGGACTTGAACAATACGGTGCTGAAGTCGCCCTTGAGAACGAAGCGGACGCACAGCGCAAAGCACGGTTTCAAACCAGATTCGATGATATTGGCGGTATCGGAGATTTTGGGTCTTATCTTGGCGGTATTGCCGCAGAAAGCGCCCCACAGATGGGGGCAACCCTTGCTGGTGGTGTAACAGGCGCGAAGATTGGTGCGGCCCTTGGCCCAGTAGGTGCGGGTATTGGCGCATTGGTGGGCGGTGCAGCCGCCAGCTTACCATTCTTCTACGGTATGAACCGCGAGCGGCAAAAAGAAGCCATAGATAAAGGGTTAAGAACTGAAGTAGACGAAGGTGCAGCAGCGTTAACTGCCATCCCACAAGCCACGCTTGACGCCATCCTTGGGCGTTTGTTCGTCGGTAAGCTCGGCCTTACTAACCGCGCAGTAGGTGGCGGCGGTATATTTACCCGTGGCGTTAAAGGGACTGCGGCTGGTGCCATAATAGAAGCACCTACAGAACTGGGGCAGCAAGTCCTAGAACGCGCACAAGCTGGGCTACCTTTAACCAGCGAAGACGCTATTGCAGAGTATCGTGAAGCAGCTATAGCTGGTGGTCTGTTAGGTGGTTCTATACGAGGTACCGCTACCGTAGCTGGCGGTGATGTTGCCGCTAGAGAAGACGCACAGAAGGCAAAAGAAGAAAGAGACGCTGCCGCCAGACGCGCCGAAATAGAAGCCACACTAGCTGAAGAAGCCGCCGTTGAAGCAGAGGCAGCAGAGCGACAGGCAGAAGTAGAACGTCGCATACGTGGAGGCGAACCCCAACCTGATACCGTTGCAAGGCCCGCACCCCCTGCCGTAGAGGCCACGACGGAAGAAGCGGTAGACGAAGTAACAGAGGAAGGCGCACCTCCTGTCGTAGATGCCGAAGCAAAAGACGCTGCCGCCGTTGTATCCGAAACTGTAATCGAGCGCGAGGGTCAGCCGCCTGAGACAACCACGCAGACGCGGGAACAGTTTGAAGCCGCTGTTGATGAAGCTCAACAAAAGGCCGATGCCGCGCCAACCGTCCTAACCGCAAAGTTCTTCGATGACATAGGATTCGGTAAAGCAGCGAAGATACGTAAAGAACTTGAGGGCAAAGATCTTACAAATCCCGATACCCGAGACGCCCTAAGAAGAGCCGCCGCCAAGAATCGCAGCAAAAAGAAGCTAGAAATACAGGCTAATCTGGAAGAGGCATTCAAGGAACAAGAGGTAGTAGATGACCAGCAACGTGATATATCTGCCAGTACCGAAGGAAAATCTGTCGCAGCAAGAGGTAGAAAAAGCTATGCAGCTAATCTATCAGGCATGGAAGTCGATGCAGGACGTGCGAATACCGTGGAATCTGGCCCATCTGTCGGAGGAGCAGTGGCAGATGTTGGAGGAGACACTGGACGACCTGTTGTTGGAGAAGGAGGAGAGTCAGATACACTAACAGAACAAGATACAGAAGCTCTAGCAGATGAACTTACTACGCTACTAGCCGTAGAAAACAAAAGTCCCGAGCAGGAAGCTAGGCTTTCGCAGTTAATGTCTTTGGCTAGAGCAGAATTTGCGCGGCGTCAGAAACCACCTGAAGGTATGCGAGAAGCAAGTTTAGAGCTTGAAGAAGGAGCAGCTACAGAAGAGCAGGCGGCAATAGACGCAGAGACAGAAGCAGAAGCCGCAGAGCTTAGTGAAGCTATAACAAACCTACAGGAAGCGCAGAAGAAGATTGAAGGTGGTAAGTCCAAAACTACACCTGTACGTATAGCCAAATCAATAGCTGATCCTGACAACGTAAGAATGCAACAGATACGCCAGTTCCATGCGGACAGAGTGGCAGAGGCAAAAGAATACGGTGAGAAGCTCCCTACACTAGCGCAGTCATCAGACGAGTTCACAGCACTAGAAACCCTAAACCCGAACGTACGTAGAGTAGAAGGTACACGTTACTCTGCCACAGAGGGAGATCGTGGCTATAAACTGTCAAGGCAGCTTGAGAAAGGCTACCGCACGGAACAAGAACTAGTCGCTGAACGTGATAGCCTCCTCATGGAAACGGCTGGAAAGTCTTTAGTTGATGCTATGGAGTATTTAGCAAAGAGCGTTAACAGCCCATTTGAGAAGCTGCTAGCAAATAACATAGTAAAGCTAATAAAGCGTATGGAAAACGCCGGGTTCAGCTTTGACTATAAGATTGTAGACATAAAAGGAAATATCCAGCCTAAAGGACTTCGGGGGCTGACTACTGTGTCCAAGGACAATAACGTCGTAGTTTCGCTTGCTGCTACGGATGACGCTTTATCGGCGGATAATGGTGTTAATCACCAAACTTTATTGCATGAAGGTGTCCACGCAGTAACTTTAGCTGCAACTACTGCCGTAAGGAGAGGACTACTGCCGGACGGCTTGAAGCTGAAACAAGACGTTAAAGACCTATTCGATCTGTTCGACGGAATAATTAGCTACTTTAATTCTCAGATAGCCGAGCTAGACGCGGGCAGGATTAGCGAGGAAGAGCTGCACCCAGTCATATCGACTTACTATAGACGCAACGAAGCTACCTCACCTAACTTCCTTAACAATGCTGACGAGTTGCTTGCATGGGGGCTGACAGACAGCGAGATGCAAGATTTTCTCGATACTGTTCCCTACAACATGCGAACTGGTGAAGTAGGAGTAGAAGGTAAAGGTACAGTAACGCTGTGGGAAGCCCTCGTAAACGCACTACGTAAGCTGTTAGACCTGCCACCTAAGGACAACACCGCCCTGAACGAACTGCTGCGCGTGCAGAATAACTTGCTTGCGCCAGAAGAAGGTGCCTTAACCGCCTTAGCGAACAGATACGGGGCTGGCACGGCGGCATCTAGGGAGCGAAACCCTGCTCTGGTTAGTAGGCCAGAAAAGATGGCGTCTGAGATCTTAAATGGTGGCCTAAAAAGTGTACCCATACTGGATTCCAAGGGCGTACAGCGAGTGCGAGACGTTGTTTCTGACGCTTCCTTGCCGGAAAAAGCTAAATCGTTTGCGCTGGGTATTCTTAGTCTCAACGGCCTAGAAATGGTCGCTAAGAAATACATACCTAAGATCGGCAAGGTCAGGGATCTAGTGCTGAAAGAAGGTGGGCGGCTACAGGAACTTAAACGTCCTGTGGATGCAACGATTAGCAAGATCTCTGCCTTCGCCAAAAACAACAAAGAGAAGGTAGACATACTCAACAGGCTCATGCCGTACAGCTCTCTAATCGGCGTAGATCCATCCAAGGACAGGAAAACGTACGAGGAAGATGCTGATAAGCTAGCCGAATACGATGCCATGCACGCTAAGGATGGCGATTGGACTGCATTAGGGGAAGACGGGCAGAGAATCTACAGGGTTGTCCGCAACACGTACAAAAAGCTGTACGACGAGATAGCTAATGTAATAAAGATACGTCTGGAAGCTACAGACCTAGACCCAAAGAAACGTAAGAACGTATACGACGAACTGATTAACAAGTTATACAAAAACGTAACGATTGACCCGTATTTCCCTCTTATACGTGAAGGTAAATATCGCCTGCAATACAACGCCACTGATCCGAAGACAGGGCAAGCAGAGTTCTTTACAGAGTCGTTTGAAACCAAACGCGAACGCCGAGAAGCTATAGAAGAACTAAATGCTATGGCGGGCGAGATACAACTGAAAAACGTGCTCTCGTTTGAAGGGACGGAAAAAGTAAACTACAGCAACGCCCCTGCTGGGTCGTTCGTAAACAATGTGCTTGGCGTGTTAAGCGCCAACAAAGTAGAAGCTGGCGTACAAGACGAGATCATAAAACTGTTTCTGGACACACTGCCAGAACGCTCGTTTGCACAGTCGTTTAGACGGCGCGAAGGTTTCCGTGGCTTCATAGGTGACCCAGCAAATCTTCGGGAAGCTAAGTACCCCAATCACGATATGGTGCGGGCACTGCGAATACGAACCGCGTCTGTAACACGGCAGATCGTACGTATGGAGTTCGGCGCAGAGCTGCAAAAGGTTCAAGAAGAACTTAACGAAGACTTCAAGGCGTACAATAACAACCCGAACGTATCAGAAAACGACAAGCAAGCCGCTGCTCAGTACCTAGCAGAAGTCGAAAAACGTATAGCCTTCGCTAAGAACCCCGACGTAGAAGACTGGGCCAAGAACCTGACTACGTTCGGCTTTGCTATGACACTAGGTATTAACTTGTCATCCGTGTTAGTCAACTTCTCTCAGATACCTATGGTCATAGCGCCGCACTTAGCCAGCACTAGGGGTGACGACGGCGAATACTTCGGTTACAGCGATACGCTCAGTGCTATGGGTGAAGCGGTAAGGCTATTCAAAAACGCGGGTAGAAGCGACGAGAACATCAAATACCTGCCGTTTATCAAGCAACGTGAAGCTCCAGTAGAAGCGATTGGGCCAGATGGTACAGAACAGGTTATGGTTCCTTCCGCCCCATCCATAGATAACTATGACTACAACGCTGAAGGTATACCGCCAGAGGTCAAAGAGTTTGAGATGCTGGCTAAGGTGGCAGAGGAGACAGGCCAGCTAAACAGATCCATCATGTATGACACGTTGGACATGGAAGAGATTGACAGCATACGAGGAAAGATCGGGGCGGTCTCCGGGTTCATGTTCCATCATGGCGAACGTATGACACGTCAGGTGGCTCTTGCTGCGGCGTACCGCCTAAAAGTGGACTCCATGAAGCGTGCCAAAAACAACTTGTCCAAGGCAGATTTCAAGGCTTTGTCTGCTGAAGAGAAAGCTAACCTCAAGTTGAGCGAAGCTGAGTACCGCGAAGCCGCTGAGTTCGCTGTCTATGAGGTGGAACTTACTAACGGTGGCACCGCTGCCGCTTCTGCACCGAGACTCGCTCAACAAGGGATAGGTAAGGTTGCGTTTCTGTACAAGCGATACGGCGTGCAGATGATGGAGCTTTTATACAAGCTAGGTGCGGAGTCAATCAGAGGCACACCAGCGGAAAAGGCACAGGCCCGTAGGCAAATGGCAGGTGTATTCGGCGGTGCGGCGTTGGTTGCTGGCGCACAAGGTCTGCCAATGTACGGCGTGGCTGCTATGGTGTACGACATGTTCAAGGGCGATGAAGACGAAGATCTTGATACTGTAGTTCGTAAGACGATAGGAGAAGAGCTTTTCGGAGGTATGGGTAACGCTGTACTAGGTGTAGACGTTGCGAGTCGTATGGGTCTGTCTGACCTAGTATTCCGAGACCGACTCATCGAAAAAGATCAGCCATTCTTATTTGACCTAATAGAAATCCTTGGTGGCCCCGTAGTCGGTGTATCAATGCAGATGGAACGAGGGTATGACAAAGCAATAAACCAAGGTGAGCTTATGAGGGGTGCGGAAGCTATGTCCCCCGCTGCGCTACGCAATGTTTTGAAAACCTACCGATTCTACGAAGACGGTGCCAAAACCCAGCGGGGTGATGTCATTGTAGATGATATATCTGCACCTCTGCTCGTCATGCAGCTCTTTGGTTTTGCCCCAGCGGAGTACACCAGACAACTGGCACAGAATGCTCAACTCAAGAAAATATCTGGTGCGGCTGCTAGGCAGCGTACTCAATTGTTACGTAGGTACTATGCAGCCGTAAGAAGTGGAGACACCTCCAAGGCACGAGGCATCCGCGAAGACATGAACGAGTTTAACCGTAAGTTCCCCAGTGTGCGGATTACGCCAGATACGATCAAACGGTCTATGGCCCAGCACATGAAAACGTCAAGAAAGATGCACTACGGCGTAACTATCGACCCAAGAATGATGAGAGACATGCGACAAAGCGCCGCCGAGTACGACGATACGCTGACGATATGGGACAACTTAGGGATGTAAAAAACCCCTCTACCGCAGGAAGGGGTAGCTACGGTAGAGGGGCAGGAGAGGATAAGACCAAACAGTACGGAGAGACCATGACCTTATCGGAGCGGATCGTACCATATAGGATCACCCTGTCCAATTAGTTCCACGCGGTTCCACACGGTTCCAAAACCCTATGTGAAGTCGTAATACTCCCTATCCTGCGTCTTCAAAGACCCTTCATTTGGCCTACGTTCTGCTACCGGCACTGAAATAGATATGCGTTTTGTCTTGGGTATAGCCCTGTGTTTAATCCCTTTCGGTATATACAGCAGGTCGCCTACAGTGAGGTCGAGCGATGTGGAGTCGCCATCATCGTTCTCAAAGCTGTTGTGGACTTCCCAACTAACGTCCCCTTGAGCATGTACTAAGAAGTTATCGTCATAGTCAATATGGGCACTAAACGTTGAGGCGTTGGACACACCGCTGCAATAGAAATGTGCGTCCGCTGCGCCCATATAGTAGCGTTCAATAGCACCCGCAATCATGCTGATCCTCGGTGTCAATAGAGATGCTTTAGTCAAGATCAGAGAGCCGCCTTGTGTCCAAAGGTCATGTAGGTACTTCTTCTCGTAGTAATCCTTACGGCTCCAGTTGGGTCTGCTCTCGCGTTCGAGGTTGCCCTGTTCCATACACAGTTTTCGCCCATCTAGGGTAATCGCCTGCATACCGGCGGTTGCTCTGTCGTTGTTGATGTAGCTGCTGAATTGCTGCCAATCTATGATGTTGTCGAACAGTTCTGTTCGAGCCTCGGTTCGAGGAAACACGGCAAAGGCTTTGCCACGATGCTTCTCTTCAAATTCAACGACTGTCATGGGCGCAATCAGGTCTGCAAAATCTAACATTATAGTAATCTCCAAACACGCACACCTGTGTGCGAACCACTTATGACAGCCTTGGCTGTAACGTCCCACCCCATCTCATCTACACAGATGCGTTTCACCTGTTGTAAGGCTTTGTTCGTGTTAATGCACGGTATGAATACCGAACTGCCCACCGCCATAGCACCCCAGTCCACCACGATACGTACGCCATCAGCGTCTATATCATGTAGCTTCAGCGTTATCATCTGTAGCGCTTTCGTCGCCGCCTGTATCGAACGTCTTGCAGTTGACGATGATTACCCTGCTGGTGGGTAACTCGAAGTTGGTGCCCTTAGCTAACCGTATGGTTCCCCGTTTACCACCTAACTTCTTAATCATGTCGTCTACAAAGGCGTTGTAATTTATCTGCTGTGCCGCGCACCAAGCCTTCAAAGGCTTCGGAACTAGGTACGCTTTCTTCGTGTCCGTTTCATACCGAGCCACTAGCTTTCCGCGTGGCAGAGCATCCGGTATAACGATGCTATCTAGCCCGTTACCAGACCCACTACGTAGGTCGTCGGTGCTTTTAATCATCAGGATATTGTTGTAGTTCTCAGTCAGATAGTCGCTGACCGTCTGCTCCACTGACACGCCCATGTCCATAACAGACTGCTTGTTAGCCTTGAGCATGTTAATAGTCCACTTAAATAAGCCTTTTATGTCGTAGTCAACTAGATCCAGCTTATTGGCAATGTACGCTCCAGCTAGTGTGGTAGCAGCTCCGGCAGACCAGAAACGGTTTTCTGCCGTAAGCCCCGCTGCCTCGTCTATCTCTTGCTGGAACTTAAACACCAACGCCTTGACCGACTCCAAGTTTTGCATGACCCACTGGATGTAAATGATCCCAGCGTGCCCATAGTTCTGCTCTATAGAAGCATCGAATGCGTCAGTCTTTTTCTTGTCTTCAGTGCTAGAGAACACCCGCTGTGCTTTCCACTCCAGCATACGCTGTGCTTCTGCTTTCGGTTGCTGTTTCTCAAGAGCAATACGTTCAATCACACTAGCATTACCAGTAGTAACCGACAGGAACTTCCAAGGCTCACCCCTAACACGTTCTAAGTTTGCTCCACCTGCCATACGACCACGCTGCTGCCCAGAAGATAGCTGATAGGCTAAGTCACTGAGCTTGTTGCTTTTCTCGTTGGTAAGTTCGTCTACGTAGAAAGGTAGGTTATGCAATACCTCTGCGCGGTTAAACTTCATAGAGTCGGTGTCGCGCTCCTCGACCATGAGAGCCTTCTCGTAGCCCCATACAGAAGCCGCTACGCGCACTGCCGCTGTCTTACCGCACCCACTAATAGAGCTGTGTATATGCAAAGCACAAGAGTTCTGGGGCATAAAAGTCATCAGCGGAGAACCAAAAGCCGTACACACAACGTACTGGTGCATCGTTAGTTCCGGCATAGTGCCGTAAAAATTAGCCATCTTCTTCCACGCTTCTAACGTACCCTTTGGTTTGAAGTACGGAATCAGTGCGGCTGTCGGTGTTGACGGAGGGTTATGCCGAATCTCGTCAGCCTGTACTTCCCTTTCCCCAACAATGAATGCTGTGCATGTATCGTCTACCCAACCAAACTGCCGGTGCGCCGTGTCCGCCGTAGACGTTGCCTGTAATTCGTTTACCCAAGTAATCATATAGTTCATCAAATCGTCTAGTCGTGGGACAGCTACACCTTGCATGGACATGTTCTTGCGAAACTCGTCCCGTGAAGTGACCGCTGTAAGTGGCATTGTAAACTCGCGTACGCCATCTTGCGGTAAGTGTATCCTACAGACCACAGATTCACCGGCTTCTACATCCACTAATCTGCGAGTAACGTACAAATCGTTGTGGTACAGCACATGCTCATCCACTTCGCCGTCTACAGTTATGTCTCTGATGTACACACCGCCGTTCTGCCCACGAAAATACGGGCGCGGGTAGACTGGTATAACGTGTTGTGTAGAAAGTTCTTGACCAGTATTTTCTGCAACAAGCGTACCTTCTATTAAATCACCCGACTCACCCGACTCACCCGACTCAATCAGGTAAGTACCGTCCTCGGTAGCTTCTGCTTCTTTGATCTTACGTCCCAAGATGATGGGTGATTTGACCTTACCCCAGTGAGGGCATTCCGTGCAGATACCGCCCTCGTTCTCATCGAACGTCGTGCAACGGTACGGCCCCTTAATCAGATCTAACTTCTTCAGTGTCAGTTCTGGTGTGTACTCAGGGTGCTGGTTTGAAATCTTGTGAGCAGCTTTCTCGCCGTCTTCACAAAACTTAGCGATGGACAGCCCTGCCCTCCACATAGGCTCACTTGTTTCGGCCTGACCTTTTATTATGCGGCGTAACTGTTCACAGCCGTTGCCGTTCTGTGCTTTCCGCAGTATCTCTCTGAAGCTGTAGTTTATGTTTTCCAACAAAGCATCGCGCAGACTAGCTGGCCCGTCCGCACCCGTACGCTTCTGAGGAACCTGTATGGTGTCCATACCTAACCGACTGGCGAAGAAGTCAAAGTTAACTGCGTCGGGCTTCTTGTTGACCAGCACTACCGGTGCAGGTACATCCGGCTTATGGTTGTGCGTACCCACCACACGTAGCACCCGAGCTACATCTGAAGGCACAGCAGGGTCAATCTCTAGCCCAAATTCTTTGCACTTGGCTTTGAACTGGTCAGCTACGACTTTCCACTGTTCAACTGGCACGGATTCTTCCAAGACCCAGTAAACGTGTATGCCTCGTCCAGAGTTAACAATAAGAGGTTTTGGTAGCTTGAGCGCAGCGCAGAACTCTTGCAGTCTACGTATTGCGTCCCTTTGCGTAGCAAACCCCTCACCTTTAGCTACTTTGTCTTCGCCACAATCCAAGTCTAAAAAGAACGACTTGATGTGTTTGGCGTCTTCTCCTCTACGAGTACCCTCTTCCTTGAAGTTACTCATAGCAAAGTATATGTCCCAGCCTTCACTGTCGTAGTGTTCGGCGGCTTCCGCTAGTTCATCAACGGTATGGAAATAGACTTGCTTAATTCCGTTACCGAGAGCGGCGCTATGCCGAAACAGGACATACACACCTTCTGTGGGTAGTACCCACCGTAAAAATTCTCTTGTATTCATGGTTGCACCCAATGCCGAGAGACACTATGGCAGGGATGTCGGCGCATCCTTTTCGGCAAAACCTAGCCATAGTGGAGTGATTGTTAGTGGCTAGTCATCCCAACCGTCAACAATGGCACTCAGATCGTCGTCATCTTCCTTGGGTGCGGGGGCAGATTTCTTTACGACCTTCTTGGGTTCCTCCACTTCGGAGGTATCTGGCTCATCACCAAATATATCGTCAGAGTCATCGTCGTCTAACGCGACATCGGTGCTCTTGACACTGCTAGTAGTATCATTAAACGGGTTATCAGGTTGTGCTACGAAGCCGCCTTCCACAACACCGAAGGGCGAACGTGACACCATCGGCACGTATTCGATCACCTGTACGCCGTTCAGACGCAGGCTAACGCCGTTATCACGCATAGAGTACGGTACGAAAGAGAAGGCAAGGTTCACGGTGCTGCCGCTGGTCAACTGAAAGTCCGCTGGCAGTTTGTTGTTCTGCGCGTCCACTTGTAGTGGTGGCGTGGTCTTGTCGGTGCCATAAGCACCTTTCAACTTGGCCTTACCGACGTAGTTACCGTCATCGTCCTTCTTGAACGGTAGGGCAAACTTGTCAGGCCAGCTCTTTTCTTTCTTGGCTTTGTAAGCCGTTGCCATTGCCTTGTACAAGGCTTTAGCTTCGCTTTCAGACATCACAAAGGACATCTCGTATGCCGCGCCGTCATCCAGCGGGTCACACTTAACAGACCCACCCTTACCGCCGTTCGCTTTGTTATCGAACTTGTAGGTAGCGTCGAGTCTTGGGTAGAGAGCTTTCACGCCCTCAATTGTGTAGTACATATTCGCTTCAGCCATTGTTGGTCTCCTTACTTTGGCTAGTTATCGTGAACCCTTCAGTCGCAGCGAAGGGCGAACCTTCGCGGTTGTGTGGAACAATGTCGAAAGCAATCGCTGCTAACGTGTCATCTGCATCCACCATCAATTTAACTTCTTGTAGTTCCTCTTCTTCTAATGGTCGTTGTGGGTAGAAGAACAGCTTTGGCACAGGGCTACCCGCATCAAAACTAATCCTTGTCACTACCGCCGCACTCGGCGTCCCGTGCCCACTCAAAAACTTGGCATAAGCCTGTAGAGGCATAGAGCTTCTACCTTGAGCTTTGCCAAATATGGACGAGGCAGGTACTTGTAGTTGATACACTGTGTCTAACGCTTGTTCTTCAACAACAGCTAAACGCTGGCTAAACCTACAAGCCCTACCCCCTCCATTGCCAGAACCTCGGACATTCTGCGTGCAGTCGATGCAGCGCGTACTCTGTCTCTGGCTCGGCGGCACCTCGGGAGCTGGTCTCTGGGTATCGCTAGACCAACATGTCGGAAGCCGCTTGGCGTTAGGATCGTAGTCGTCTTTGTAAAATGCGCGGGATACTACCGCTGCATTCACAATAACCACGTCCATAACTGTGCTATCCGACTGAATGTCTAACCCAGTGAACTTGCTACCCTGTATACTGATTCGGCGCATTAAATGTCCGCATCAGGGTCGAATGCCGATGGATCAAAGTCTGCGGTGTCTGGCACATCAGCCAGATCTACACCACCTACCATTGGGCCATCATCTTCTGAGTCACCTTTTAGCAAAGCCTCTGCGATGCTCGCCAAAGCGAACCGCTGCGTTTTACCCACTTTTATGTAGGTGTTACTCGGTATGACCCCATCCCGCACCCATTTACGGGTCGTGGATAATGACACACCAAAGTGCTTTGCAACATCCTCAATCGGAACTAATTGCTCCATCATGCCTTCCTTATCGTGAGCGCGTATTCTGAGTCTACGTTCAAGCCCTTTGGCAGAAGATCTGGGTTTTCCTCAAGGAACTCCCGTACGTTCTTCTGATTTAGGCGCTTATCTAAGAACTCAGGTACACCATGCTCAAGGATAAACTCGTGCATGTGTTCCCAATCGCTAGTCCAATACTTCTGCTTGACCGTACGATAAAACGTACCAGCATCTGTTTTGACACTCTTGATGTCGTTCTCTTTTAAGTAGCTCAGTAGCGCACTTTTTATTTTGTTTTGCTGATTGACTAGCTTGTCATCAGCCTCCTTAAATTCCGCAGATAGGCGCTCCCGTTCAGCCTTAATCTTGAGGTAAACCCCAGTCATCTTGCCTAGCGGCACACCGTCTACGTCTTTTGCATCAGCCATGATCTTCGTCCTTCCATTGCCGAGAAAGGTAATATAGTGGTAGGTAATGGCTTAATCAAGTATTTCTTTGTAAAGATCAATAATTTTTGTATGTGTGTCTATTTTGTTATCTAGTAATGCGTACACGCGCTTTTCTATGTGAGATCCTTGTAGCTGTACCACTGTACACTTATGATCTTGCCCCGCTCTGTGGATACGTGCGTTGGCCTGTGCATAGGTTTCTACTGAACTGGTTGGCCCCCACCACACGATTGTGTTCGCAGCGGTCAGCGTAACGCCGTGTGCCGCAGCCTGTGGCTGGATGACCAGCACTCGTGGGGTATCTGTCTCTTGGAACTCTTTGAATATGCGCGTGCGCTCGGTGGCACTGACAGCCCCGCTAATTACCTCGGTAGGTATCTTGTCCTTACGTAGTTTGTCAGTAAGTAGCTGGATCGTATGCTTGAACGGCACGAACACGAGTACCTTCTTACTGGACTCGTCAATTACCTCACGTAGCACTTTGTATCGGTGCTTGATGTCGAACTCCACCACCTCATTGTCATCGGTGTACACCGCACCAGAACTGATTTGTAGCAGCTTATTCATGTTGACCGCTGCCGTAGCTGCCGTGACTGTCTCTTCCGCAGCCTCCATGACCATGCGGTTCTTCAGCTCTTTGTAGTATTTCTCTTGCTGGCGTGTCAGCGGTACTTCGCGGTTGGTGTACACCATGTCAGGTAGATCCAGACACTCTTCCTTCGTGTACCGTATGGCTGGTTGTAGTGCGCCGAACACTATCTCGGTAGCCTCCGGCTTAGGTACCCATTTGAAGTTGGTCACTTTGTACATTACCTGATCGCGGAACGAACCAAAGAAGCGTGGCACAGCTTTCGGGTTAACAAGTTTAGCCAGACCGTACGCATCCAGCGGACTCTGTGCAGCGGGTGTACCCGTCATCATCCACAGCCACGTATCAGGGCTGAGTAGCTTGTTGAGTGTCTTCCACCTGTCAGTCTGGGCATTCTTGTAGTGCGTGGCCTCGTCCACAATCACTAGGTCAAACCCACCGTTGGCTATGGCATCCGCTACAATTGCCACACCGTCATAATTTATTACCACGAATTCCGCATCGCTTTCGATTACAGCGGTTCTCTTCTTCGCTGAACCGTGGGCTATATCTACCTTGCGGTGCATAGCGAAGCTGAACAGATCTTCTCGCCATGCCGAATCCATAATAGATAAAGGGCAGATGACCAGAGCGCGTTTGATACGGCCTTGCTTCATTAGGAAGTCCGCTGCCCAGATAGCACTAGCGGTCTTGCCCGTACCCTGTTCGTTGAAACAGAACGCACGTTTGTTGAGTGTCAGGAACCCAGCCGTGGTCTTTTGATGCTCGAACGGTTTGTACTTGCCCGTCCACTTATACTTACCTTCGATGGGCGATGGCGCGTTGATGTTTAGATTCTTGAGTACGTGGGCCTCGTCTACGCCCCAGTTAACCACCACACGGTTACCTGATAACTCCTTACTCTTTGGTATAACCTCGGTAACTTTCCGTGGGTCACGTAGCCGCAATAGCAGCGCCTTGTTATCTATTACTTTCATTCACCCTTCCATGCAAAAAAGCGCGAAGTGGGTGTCCACTACACGCGGTTAAGAAACCCCGCCATACGACCACACCGGACGGGAACGGTGCCAACAGGCAGGAAGTGCCTTGGCCTAAACTGTTATTAACACAGTAAGAAGAAAAGACAGTACGTTGATCGCTACAATAATACCGATACCGACCAGTACACCTGTCTTTACGTCTTCCTTACTCACTGTCTACGTCGAGGTCTATGCCCCGCTTTCTTGGGACTCTGCCCGTTACGGCTGCGGTTAGCACTCTTACTTTCTATTCGCACACCGTCTTTGTTACTGCCACCACGACTCAACATCTTATTGTGACTGACATCTTTGCCTTCACGCTTATCTGCCTTGCCGTTCTTGTTGGCATCACGGCCCGTTCTATCCATAGCGCGTCTAGCACGTTGTCTCTCCATCCGTGCTTCATGCGCCTTACTGCCGACAGGAGGGTTCTTCTGTTTCTTACGGTCTGCTTTGTTCTTGTACGGCATTAGTTCTTTCCGTTGTGTGGGCACTCCAACACAGGGCACCATGCTTTACACAGCCCGCTAGGGTTGGGGTTCCACGTATCGTTGTCAAAAGCTGTTTCCATGTCGCTGTATTTACTCAGCCACTTAGTCCACAACCTATCCTCTTCTTCTATCGTGTAGCGATCTCGTATCAGATCATTACTTACTACAAACAACAGCCCAGCCCGAACGGTCTCCACCTCGGGGTAGTGCTTGAAGGTAGCCAGAGCCATAAGTTCTAGCTGCCCTTTGTCAGCATATCTTGCCGACTTGCCGGTCTTGTAGTCAATCACCCATGCAAGATTGTCTTCGCGGTTCAAGATCACAAGATCGGCAATGCCTCGGAACCAAACGTCGGAGTCAAAGAAGCTACACGCTTCCAAGTCTTTGGTCAGGCCCATCTTGATCTCGCACAGCTTCTCGCCTTTCTTGGCGTTGAGTGCGTCTAACGCGCCTTGAGCGTAGCTGAACCGTGGATCTAGCTCACCACCGTCGCGGATGTAAGTCTCCGCAGCTTCGTGAAAAGCTGTTCCATACAGTGTCGCTTCAGACTCCTTGAACGGGTACTGCTTGAGTACCTTCTCGTGGTAGAACTGTTTAGGGCACTGCTGGAACGCCTTTATCTTACTGAATGACCACGGTGCTACGCTCACAAACTACCTCATACTGTTAGCTTCAAGATCACGTAAAACAATACTATAGCACAAGAAGTACCAAGCAACGCACCAAGATACTCCCGTGCGAATTGCGAAGAAGTATTCGGCTGTTCCGCAATAGCCGCAGTCCTAGCTTGTTGCCGGTCTTTCTTAACCTTGTACTTACGGGCAGTGTCCGCGTTCCTTTCAACAATCGCTCTATGTTCTTCGGACGTTGCCAGTCGGTAGTTATCCTTACTTACCCGTACAAAGTACCCCTTACTGGTGGCGCTTTGACTAATCCAATCACGTAGCTGCTGCCTGTTTTTGGGTCTGGTTTTTAAGTCTGAGGCAGGAACCATTCTCCAAATCGCTGTTAACGAGGCACTACCGCCCAGACTAGACATTATGTCGTACAGGTGCGCTGACCTACTGCTTTTTTTGACTGGGCGAGGAGCAAGCTGCTCTGCACGGTCTTCAGTAGTTTTGGTTCCAAACATATTTTTTACTTTCGTATCCATTATTCGCAATCTCCGTATGCGTTTGCTACACCACTCTCACATTCAAGTGGCAACCCTTCGGCCCATGTCGGGACGTACCTCATGCACTTCTCGACGTACTGCTGGGCTTCTTCTGCTTCAGACTCAGGTACACATGCGATAACTGAGTCGTGAACTGTAAGTACCGCTCGGTACTTGTTATTTATTAAGAGCATCTGGTCACCTATCACACACCGTGCTAAGGCTTGGCAGACATTCTCTATGACTTTACCACCGTAAATCCGCGTCCTACCGTTGCGCGTCTTGTAGCTGTACTCCGTACCTTCAGAGTTACGCTCCCCACGTAGATCCTGATAACGCATTAGGAGCTTAGACGGTAGACGTATGGCTTCCCGGTTTCCTATAACTTCAATCACACCCTTCTTACCAAACTGGTAGTTGTCCCCTCGTTCCATAGCGGCAACCATGTGCTGTGCTTCCCGCCACACATGACTAATTCTCCAGTTTGCATCACGGTAGATGTTTATAATCCGCCGTGCTTCATCAAGTGATATGTCCGTACCAAAAGATTTCAACTGCGCTTGAAACTTGACGGCACCCATACCATAGCCAGCGCCAAGGATCGTGGTCTTGCCTACGAACCGCTGGTCTTTTGTTATCTGGTCTTCCGATGTTTCGTAGATCCGTGACGCCATCTTGACGTACACATCTTCTTTGTTACGGAACGCATCGGTCAGATCATCCTGCCCTGCGAACCATGCCAGCACCCGTGCTTCGATCTGCGACGAGTCGCAATCTATGAGTGTGTATCCGTCAGGCGCGACAATGCTTTTCTTTAACTTCTTACCGTTTGGCCCACGGCTAGGTAGGTTCTGTAGGTTGATCTTGTCATCCCCACCCCACCTACCAGTGTGTGCCGCATAGTACCGAACAGGAACCGGCAGAGTGCCGCGACCTGCTATGTCTATGAACCGCTGCGTACGAGTCTCTTCCAACGTACTCTTGTTGCCTAGCCTAGCAGCCGCTAGTGCCTGCACTTCTGGGTTTTCGTGCGTTATAAGGCTCTTGAATCCGTCGTCTGTCTTTGCGAATGCGTAAGCCTCTTTGCCCGTAGTGGGGCTGACCTTGATAGGTGGTTCGACACCTTTGGAGCGCAGCAGATCAGCAAACTTATCGTTACTCATCAGCTCTTTCTTGTCAGCCACGCCAGCATCACATAACAACTTATCTTTATGGAGCTTGATGTCGTATAGGTGATCCTCAAGTAAATCGCAATCTAGCTCCAGCATAGGATGTATAAACATCCGTAACGTGCAGTCGATGATCCTGAGTTCTTTCTTAGGAAAGCCTTGCTTCAGCAACCGGTTAAACAGCTTGTAGGTAAGCTCTACATCATTAATGCAGTAGTCACCGTAGCTGTCTAACTCGTCATCAGTGAAGTCTAGGCGACGTTTTCCTAGAGCGTTGAGTATCTCAGTGCCCTTAACGCCTAAATTATACCGTTCCGCGAGCGCCTTGAGACTTCCACCAACTTCCACCCCATGTACAGCACGGGCAATACAAAGAGTATCAGCCCAAACCCGAGGGCGAATATCAAATAGCCAAGATAATATAGCGCCATCGAACATAGTGTTGTGAGCCAGCACCATACTGTTAGCCCAGTCAAACCCGTCAAAGTACCTTTTAAGCTCTTCGTGCGTTCCAGAAGCCCACTCCGTGTCACCATTATTTACCTTTATCCCTACGCCTACGATCTCAAAACGCGGATCGCGTACGTACTCTTCGGTTGTCATTTTTGTTAGTGAGAAGTCCTTACTATAGAACGTCTCAAAATCCAAAGTTATAAGCTGCATTAGCTTTGTTCCTTTTGTTTAGTAACCTCAAACACCTTGTCTTTCTTTTTCTGATAGATGTTAAGGGTGTATCTCGGTTCCTTTGTTTTGTTGTGGTAAAAATGTAACTGGCCCGTGTTGCGCCATGTCACCAAGCGGTTAGGACGCCAGACAATTTCCTCCATAACCTTGCCCTGATCGCCCCTGTCTTCTTTCAAGAAATACGTCCCGTTACCAATCTTTGGGCGCAGGTACACCACAGAGCTAACTAACTTGCTTGGGTGGTCGTAGTGTAGGTGGTATTGGTATTCTGGCCCACAGCGTACAACACCCGCTGAGAAGAACCCCTCGGCCTTGGCTACCTTATCTTCGTAGCACTGCTTGATTCCCTGACACACGGACTCGTCTAAATCTGCTTCAAACTTTTTCGCTTCTTCCGTCCCATCAATGAATCGGTACGACAAGCTATGGATGTCCCGTATAAGTCTGTCGTAAAGATCAGGGTATAAGAAGTTATCTACTATCTTCACTTGGCGTTCTCTTTCGCCGCACGTAGCTTAGTCATTAACGCTTTGTACCTTGTGGGCTGACGTACACCGATGCTTTGCTGCACGATCTCTAATGGTTGGTCTAACAAGACAGGCCAATCTATGCCTGCAAGCCACTCTGATTTTCTGCCGTGCCAATACGCCTCGAAGGACGCGCTAAGGACACCCCAGCCCTTCTTCCTAGCGTGGGTTATGGTCATGGGTATGGTCATTGCGATGATGCCTAGATTCGCAAAGTTACCGTGCAAGAACCAAAGGAGTACCACCTCACCGAAAGGGTTACGCTCGTAACCGGTGACCGTATGCGTCAGATCATGCTGATCTCTGTACCACTTGATGTAGGTATTAAACCCTGACTCTGATGGCTTCTCGCCTTTGCCCTTAGTATCCCCCGCAAACTGTGCGGTGGAACGGCTTGTTTCTATTAAGAACTTCGAGTATTCGTTGCCAAGACTACCGGCAGGCATAACCCGTAATCTGTACACATCATCTAATACGTTAACCAGAGACTCTCTGCCCGCGATTACACGAGAACCCAAAGGCGTATGTCTGAATACATCGTACTGCTTACGCACCGACTTGGTTGACAGCCAGTTAAAAAGGATGAACGCCGCTTCCAGATCATCTGGATCTTTATATAGACGGCGTAACGCACCGCCCACTTCACGCCACTTTAGTTTGAACTTTGCTATATCCACTTTTTATACCCCTCAACAATTTGCGGTTTTGCACATGGGACATCACACGATGCACAAGGCGCAACAGCATCTCTGTTCCCGTTTATAAGCTCGGTAGAGATACGACGTAGCTCTTCGTTATCGCGCCATTCTCTGAACAGGTTTACATCTTTGACGTTGGCGAAGCCGATCTGATGCGACCAATCGTTGCAGCACATCTGCAACTGTCCATCGAAGTTAATGAATATGCCCCTCATGGGATGAACGCATGGCCCCTTCACAGCAGTACCGCCAGCTATCAACCCAGCCCTGTGATTGAATTGATGCTTCCATCTAATCGGCCTACCCTTCGGGTCAGCATAATCAGGAAGCTCATTTACATCCTCAACTGACCCGCCGTCAGGCTTCCAATAGTCCTCAATCCGCTCACCGTTATCTAGGCGTGGGTACTTCGTACGTCTGGCGAAGAAATCTTCTTCTGTCGTGTAGGTGTTCAGCACAAGGTTGTCTAGCTGACGATAGTATTTCCAGTAACGATCAAGTCTCCAGCCATTAGTTGTTACCTGTGCGCGGTATCTTCTGGGCTTACGGAGAAGACGCTGTATTATCTTCTCGAATTTTGGATTGTTGGTGCTTTCCCCTCGACCTGCCAGTATGACAGTACCATCAAAGCGCCACTCTTCGATCTGATCCATGATCCGAGCAAACAATTCCAGACTCATGTTCTGGTTGTTGTTGGGGTATATGGACGCATCAGACCGTGGGCAGAACGAACAGGTACGGTTACACAAATCTGTAATGTTTATATCGACCTGTAGCACACCCTCTAAGTCCATGTTTTGCCGTCTTTTTCTGTCAGCCAGATGCGATGTTCGCCATCATTACTTATCTTACGGCTCGTAATGTTCCAGCCCCTACGTTTGGCGGACACGCGAAACGCACGTACTTTATGCCCATAGGGATCGTCTACGACAAACGAGTCCCCCAGATTCATACGGTCTAACGTGTTCTCGTATGCACGCTGGTGACTGTACTGCTTATCAAACAGCAACACACCTTTCTCAATCACGATCTTTTCGAGTTCAACACTCACGCCTCCTCCTTTTCTACAACGCGGGTGACAATCACATCAGTAGTGGTGGGTTTGCGTAACCAATTACCCCAAGTACCACGGTCATCTATAATGGCAAACCGTGCTTCCTCATCGTTCTTGGCCTCTACTATCACCTGACGTTGTATGGTTTCCTCGAAGGTTACGATAAACTTCTTCATCTCAACCCCCATCTTTTGGTCTGGTCGCGTTGACAAGCTGCCACGCAAGCTCATGTATGTGAGATTCACTCTCTCCTTCTTCGCACGCCCAGTTAATCTGATTGATTAGCAGAATAGCGCGTTCTTCTAATTCTGACTCCATATCAACCCCCTAACCGTTTGATTTCAGCGTCAATATAGAAGCGAATCTTCTTCGCATCACGTAACTCATCACTGTGAGATGCCTCGCCCATACGGTAACACGCACGGAATATCTCACCGATCTGTGCGTTCATATTCTTATGGGATATTAAATCCTGTAGCTCCTGCGCGTCAGCAGGTAACTCGTAATACGATGCAGTGCTGCCATCACTGACAGTGGTACCCTTCTTCATCTGTCTCTCCTAGAAATCAAATATCAACTGCACAGGCGTTGCGTCCAATAGCTCCGCTACGTCGTGCATGTTGTCTTCGTTAACCACAAACGCCATACCTTCACTTGCGGCAATCTCTTTGAGGTTCCTCTCCTGTAGCGCAGTGGGTTTGTTACTTCCCGCCTTACACTCAATACCAAAGAACTTACCGTTGTAGCACCCCACAATATCCGGTACACCGCTCTTACCGTACCCGCCTGTCACGGGGTAAAAGTAGTATGCACCTAACTGCTTTAGGGTAGCCGTTACTTTCTTCTTAACCTTCGCTTCCGGCGTCATCGCCATTGCGTACCTCCTTTAACAAGTTAACCACACTGGCTGTGAGCTTTTTCATCTCGCGTTGGTTAGCTGAAATAGTCTTTGATAAAAACTGTAAGTCATCCAGCATCTCTCCTGTCGTCTTAGCAAGGTTTTCCACCGCCCGTAGGCCAGTAAGAACTTCCTCCAACGTCTGCTCATCAATCTCAAGCTCAACGCTTATCTTCGCCATACCGTTTCTCCGTGGGCGCTGGTATCAGCGTCTCGTTATCCGTAAACCCAAAAGCTATCATCACCTGTTCGTAACCCTACTCCGGCTACTTCAGACTGTTGTGGCTCTAACATATTCAGAACCACCAGCTTTTTCCGCAGGTCAGTAGGTAGGGTTTCCATGCCACGATAGATAGGTTTGTACGGCGAGTCAACACATTCCGTACCTAAACATGTGATCTTCCACGTATCTTGGTTAGGGTCTACCTTTACGTGGTAGATTGGCCCCTTATGTGTTAACTTGTTTTGGTTACCTAGCGTGGTGGCTATGTCCTCGATCATGCGTAGCGTCTCGAAGTATCTAGCTGACATAGAACTCATCCTCATCCACACGCATACCAACGCCATGAACGTAGTCACCTAGCTGCGCCACGCTCAGTACACTCAGCTTACCGATTAGCTCGTTGTATTCTTCTGACCCCTCAGTAAAGCGTACAGGCCGAGCGTCATCCTCCAAACGTACAGATCTGTAGTTAACTTGCTTTAGGGGAATACCCGCGACTGTCTGACGCCCACTACGGTCTTGACCTACATGAACGAACATGGGGCTTTCGCCAGACCCTTGTAGCTCCCCCACATTTTGGTTGTACAGTAAGGTGTCCTGCACGAGTTGTTTAGTCTCGCCATCGGTGATCTGCTCTACCATAGCTACTAAGGAACGAAATGCAGGGCAAGCCACATTGCTCACACCTAACTTGTCCACAGCTTCTTGACGTTTACCTTTCTCCTTCTGTAGCTGCTCGTCTCGGTTCGAGCAGTACACATGGGAATTCATCGTGGCGATCTCAGTCACGCTGAACTCGGGCAGTGCTGCCGCAGCTTTCTTAACCGCCGTGTTAAGGTTCTTGCTCCACTGCATATAGTGTTCTCGGTTGGCGGGGTGGTACCTGCCGTTCTTGATTGTACGACTATGAACCGCATAATTCTTATACCCTTCGCCCACACTGATGATGCCCCTCGCGTATTTCTCATGCGGGTAATAGACCCAGCACGAAGTGTAGGCACCTTTGGTAAACCTTACCCCCCGCATCTTTCGGCTAAGTACATGCTGAAAGTCGGCTAAGTCTTGGCGTGGAGTCCTTTCTTGGAGTTCAGCCGTTATCTCTTTGACCTTAGCAACAAGTTCGCGGTTAGGCTCGTATATGTATTGAGTCATGGTTACTCTCCCTTCGTTGTTGTAACTAAACCGCAGGCGCGGTTGGCCCATCGGTTGAAGTGTGCGCGTACTCTCTTAGCGTCTTCTGGTGTACAAGCGTATCTCATATCAGACTTTATCATGTAAGCGGTAAGCAATGGTACACGTAACTCATGGTCACTTGTAGTGATTATCTCTTGTACCTTGTCACCGTCAAACGAGTCATGGCTTGACCAGACGCCGCCTTTCAACACATTGTGCTGGCGCAGTATGGCCTTGGCATCGCGCACGTACTGCCAGTCATCAATGGCTAACATCTTTCCTACAGAACACGCCCACTGCCAGAACTCATCAAGGTGTGGCTTTAGCTCCTTCTTACGTTCCTTGTCCACACGCGACTTGGGGTTGACCGGCTTGAACTCAGGGCTGATTAGCTTCCAAGGCTGTAGGCTGTTTGGAAGTACCCCAGTCTTTTCCATAAGCTCTACGTCTGGCACGTATGCCTCCCTAGCGAACACCAGATACTTGTGGTCATCCTCACGCTGGTAGTGTTCAGCCCAGTGTTGGGAGCTTTTACTGTTCACATAATAGTCCCACTGTGCTGCACCGACTGACCGACTCTTGGGTAAGTAATACTTAACCTGCCGTAGCCTGTCTGGGTTCGGTATATAGATGTGCTGCCTACCATCAGTGCCGCCGCTATATCGCAGGGACGTAGGTAAGAACTCAGCTAGAAACTGATACCGGCTGGTATGTGCTTGGTCGCCTGACCCGTTGCGTATCTTAACCGTCTCTAGGTATGAGCCATCAGGTTGCAGTTGAATGTCCCACACAATAGGTGACAGGCTATATGTATCTACAATCGACGTAGGTATTGGATCGCGCCGAGCGTAGGTGCGGGTAAATATCGGGTCACCGTACCCGCCGTCGCACAAGGCGTAGCAGGTAGGTGATAACTTAACAATGTGTTCCCACTTACGATCCCGTCTGTCGGCAGGGCGTAGATCATCCTCCTTCTTGTGGTACTTACTGACCAACGGTTTGGTCTGGTTGTATTTGCGCTCGACATGCCAGAACGAGTCCAGCCCTTTGCTTAGTGTGTACATGATTAGTGGATCTCCGCTGGATCAATGTGTACGACCTTGCCGTTGTCGGGAGTCGCATGTTTGTTGTCGATCACACACCACAGGGTTGGGCAGTCCCATGTACCCCAGTCACCGAACAGGTAACCATCGGTGAGGATGATCGTTGCTTGTGGCTTGATCTGATGCTGCTGCATGTGCTCGACCACGCACTCAACATCGGTACCGCCGCCACCTCGGGGTTTGGTAGATTGCGCCAGCGTGTCTAGCTCGTGGGACTCGTATGACTCGTCACCCACAACCTTGTGACCCCAGTACAGTAGGCGAACCTTGTCGGGCTTGACCGTAGTGCAGATCGACTGAACTTCTGACAGGAACACAGCCAGATCAGCGTCGGGGATAGACCCTGACGTATCAACAGCAATCACAAGCTCATCGACCTTCTCGCTGATACCGCTAGGCATATAGACACCGGCACCAATGTATCGACGGTTGGGACGTTTCCATGTGGAGTAGTCGTTGCCAGTACAGGTTGTCTGAATGAACTCGCGCAGTACCTCACGCCAATCGACCTGCGATTGCATAAGCTCATCGAGTAGACGATTGCCCGTAATGCCCGACTTGCCAGCGATAATGCTGCCCTGACGTATCGCTATGTCTACCTCTTTCTCAAGCTCTTTGACTTCATCGTCTGACAGGTTATCTGCACCATCCCAGTCGTGCTCATCGAAACCCCGTGGCTCGTTGCCTTCTGGCTCTCCGTTACCGGAACTCCGTGAATCGGTTGGTTCACCGATACCGTCATCGTCACCGCCCTTGCCGGTAGGTGGAAATGGGAAACCGCCGCCACCTTTGGGCGGTTGCTGCGTACCATCATCCAATGTCTTGAAGATCACAGCAGTATCAGACCATGATCCATCGGGCTTGCGGAACTGTTCATCGTACAGCCCCATACGTTCGCCTACGTGTTCGCCATCTTTGTAGATAGGCATAGTGGCAAAGCCATCCTCTCGGTTCTCATCGACCAGCTTGCCGTTGATGTTGTAGTCGCATGACGCATTAGCGAGTTTGTGGTTCTTGTCGTGCAAGTGTTTCCACGTTATCAGGTGCCGGTACATCTTGTGATAGCACTCATGCAGTATCACGAAGCGAAGCTCGGCATCGGTCAGGGAATCAACGAACGCTCGACCATAAGTCTCGTCACGCCCGTTGGTACATGCAGTTGGTACGTCATCGCTGACAGTCTTGCTGCCTACCATGAGTACACCAGCCAAGGCCATGTACCGTGGGTGAGCAGTAATAGCTATCACTGCTTTGGTGATCCGCTGCTCGGCGGTCAGTTGTTGGTTTAGTGCTAACATGTTATCTCCTTACTCCACACATCCTTATCTGTGTCCTCTTCAAGACACTCCTCACTACAGTATCCCCACACACCACCGTAATTGATGGGCGTATCGCAGCCGTCTTTCAAACACTTATCTTGCTCGTCCATGTCTACCCCCTTACACCTTGTCCGCTGCGAACATGTAGCCGTTCTCTATAGCCCACTGAGTAAACAGCTTGCTCTGCATAACCATAGACTGTCTGGCTTTGTTGTATCTGCTGGATCGAACACCGTTGGCGAACAGACCTTGAGCTTCTTTGTCCAGCCGATCCACGTATGTCATCCACGCATCAATCCAATCACGCTCCACCGCAGCCAGTGCTTTGAACACCACCATGCAGGTAGCAGCTACGGACGTTGGCACCGTGGCATTGTCGGGATCGTTCTTGATTGACTCCAATGACGGTAGCTGGTCAGCCAGTTTGAGGAATGCCATAAAGTCTGCGGCGGCTCGGACACCGATAGTGCCCATGAGTGCTGCCTGTAACGTGTTATCGTCCAGCCCCTCACGACGTTTCAAGATGTCACTCGCTGCATGTAGTGAACGTGGCGTGCAGAACGCAGCCCGATCCACAGCTTTGGGGTGAAAGATGTACTGGTTGTCATCTGGATTCGGTACATCGCGGAAGTCTTGCATGACTGCGGAATTCTCTTTGACCCAGCCCAGTATTGTGTGGTCGAGATCGTTACCAACGCCCCACTCGACCCACTCCATGTGGTCAGGCTTTTTAGTCTCGACCACGGTGATACGGTTACGGGCATGTGCAGGTAACAGATCACCCACACCCTCGCTGCCGAGGTTGGTCGTGGCGAATATGATGGAGTCGGGGTGCAGTGTGTAGCTGCCGATCTTACGTTCGAGGATCAAACGTAGCAGGGCATTCTTGACTGCGGGGTTGGCCTTACCGAACTCGTCAATCATCAGGATGATCGGCTTGTCGTGGTGGGCACCCAATTCCTCGTTGGTCAGGTACGTCACATAGCCAGTGCCGTCATCCAGCTTGGCGATGTTGGGTATCGTGATGTCACCCAAGTCCTTGGTCGTGCAGTCGAGAAAACATGCTATGTAATCCGGCAGTGCCTCTGAGATTTCGGTAAGCAGTGATGACTTACCTGTACCCATGTGGCCTTGAAGTAAGACTGTGCGAAGCCGACCGATTGCCAAGATTAGTGCCTTGGCTTGTTCGAGGCTCAGTGCGTAAGTTTGTTGTGCATAGCTCATGGCTATCTCCTTTCCGTTTTGTTGTTTTGGTTTTGTGTATAAGTCATACACAAAGTTGGTTAGTGGTAGGCAGTATTGCCCTGTGGTGAATCACCATTATACATGGTATTTCGTGTTATGTCCAGTTACCTACCGACCTCAGAGATCCAAGGACGGTAGTTTGCTGATGATGTCTTTGACCTGCTGCTGCTTGTCTAGCCGCAACGTCTCGCTGTTCTTGAGCGCATCGGTGTTCACGCCGTACAGCGCATCCTCTAGCTGGTCTGCAATCGCAGTCATCTGAGTGTCGCCAGTGATGTTGAACCTACGCATCATACGAATCAGCTCCAGCGACGTATCGAAGACGCTATCGTATAACTTGTTATATTTTTGATTACCCTTGGCATCTAGCTCATCTTTCGGGGATAGCTGACGCAGCACAGTCGATAGGTTCTTGTGCAGTCGCGTCCAGATGTCATTCATCGCGGCTTCAATGTTCTCGCTGTAGAACTCGTCATACTGTTGCTTGACTACCTCCAGAGCTTCTGCCGGTAGATCCAAACGTGGGTCGCCACGCCTCGGCACCTCGGAGAACACAATACGCCAGCGGAACTTTCTGCGTAGCTCGTCAACCGGCGGGTACTCGCTGTGGTCAAACATGTTACCTAGCTCTGCCATCGCGGTAGATGTACGCCACTGGTACGCATCCTCGAACAGTTGGTATAGCCGGTGGAACTCTTGCTCCAGATCCGTCATCACGTTCAGGTAGTCGAAGTATTCAGATGTCGGTATCAGGCGCAGCCCCATGTCAGACCACGGTAGGGTCATCGCGTAGTGGGTGTTGCGTGCGTTACCTACAAACTTCTTTAGGTCTTCCAGCTCAGTACAACCGGCGAGCAGGTTCTTGTTGTAGTTACCGGCTTTGGCTGACGCACCGCTGTCACGGGCTACCTTGGCTGACGCGGCTTTGTCTTTCTTACGCGCAGTCCACGTTGAGACTTGCATCTGCGATAGCATGAAAGCCGTGTCGAATGCTGGCGCGTTTACGGTTGGGCCTTGGGCCAGTGATTGAATGTTGCTTACTTGTTCCATTGGGAACTCCTTATCGTTGGTTTGGTTAAAAGTTGCCTTCGGCTACCTGTAAGCAGGTTATGCCGTTGGATCGCCACATATCGACCACACGCTGGCGGTCATCTACTGCGAACAAGATGTTGCTCTTGTCCACGGTTTTCAGTATCTCGTTGAACATGTCCTGCTTGATGTCTTTGTCGGGGTCATGCCTACGGTTATCAGGACGCATCATCAGGTAGGTATCCAGATGAGCTTCGATAGACTCGCGGGTATAGCCCTCGTCTGCATAAAGATCATCGTGATACGAACCTTCGTAAGAGCACTTATCCAATAAGAAGTTACGAGTAACCTCGCGGTACTGCTCCATACGCCCAGTACAGAAGATGATCTGCTTGGCTGAGTCCTCGCACATCCACAGTAGATCCACTATAGGTTCGTTGGGTGTGTCCCACTCCATCGCCGCGTTGAAGGCATCGAAGTCCTTTTTCTTGCCGGTGACAAAGTGCCTTCGGTGTTCGATGTCAGCCAGTGTGCCGTCGATGTCAAAGATGACGGTTGGCACGTTATCAATCGGTTCGGGCAGGATAACCCTGCGACCTGTGTTCCTATCTTCATGGGCTGTAAAAAATGGCATTGCTGCCTCCTTATCGTTGGTTTGGTTTTGTGTATAAGTCATACACAAAGTTGGTTAGTGAACTGACACAAGCACCGCGCTTTTACGCAATGCCATGAGGTTGACGGTGCCGTGGCGCGAACAGTCGAGATACTGAACGCCGCCCTTGATGTATACATGCTCGGGCATGTCGAGCAGACGGAACAGCGCATTGAGTCGGGACTGTGTAGTGCGCGACGGTGCGAGTACCTTACGCCCGTTCACCTCCTTCTCGTATCCGCCACAGGACACCCATAACTTCTTTACCCCATCTCGATTCGACATGGTGGCGATGCGGTTGCCATGCAGTAACAGGTCGAGACTGCGGGTGGCTTGGTTGAACACGGACTGCGTGTTGCCCATTGCTTTGGTGTCGCCCTTGATGAACGCACCGATAACTTCTTTTTCGATCTTACGCATTACTGTCTCCTAACAGGTCACACATACGGTCTAGCTGGTACTCGGTAACGTGCGGCTTGTTCTTGGCTAGACCGGCCTGCGCTATGGTCACGAGTGTGTTTAGCTTTTCCAGCAGGTCATCGTGCTCGGCTTTGACCAACCTGATCTTGGCTTCGTGGTGAGCTTGGTCGTCCCAACGTAGAGTCTCGCTGGCCTTGTTTACAGATTCGAGGTGTCTGATCTCAAACGCGGCTGTCCTTAACGTCACATAACTATGCGGAATTGAGTCTGCGAGTTGCTCCAATTGCTCGGGCAAGCTCTTTTCTTCATCTGACATTGCTGTCTCCTTTCGTTGTTGGTTTTGTGTATAAGTCATACACAAAAAATGAGTGTGTCGGGCAGGGGTCTCCTCACCGACAAGAGATATTGTCTCACATATAACGTGTTATGTCAAGCGGTGGTCAGGCGTGGTATCTGGTGGTGAGAAGTGTAATGTTACGCAATGTTACGTCCTATGGGCTGGTAAGTCCTTGATAAGTAAGCAATGTTACATTGTTGCGTTTTTCAGGGAATTGAATGGGTCTGAGCGCAGACGCTCGGGAACGTAACATTAGTTCTGTGTAACGAGATTTTCTGCAAGTAGGGGGGTCAACGGGCGAGGTATATATACTTTTTGGTAAAAACGTAACATTGTAAGGACTACTATATATATATACAGGTTTTTGTATAAATACATACTAATACTTACAACCAGATACCACGAAATACAACGAGGATAATGTTGCCTTTTTGCCATTTCAAAACGCAACATTGCGTAACATTAGCGTTTCGGACGTAACATTAGCCCCGCACCTCGAATCTAGGAGCTGGTATCGTGGTAACGTGTTACTTTGTGTATGAACTATACACAAAACGTATCATCCTGTGCCGCACATCTAATCTAGGAACTGGTGTCGGAGGCGCACTGCACAATGCGTTTGGCGCACCTCGAATCTAGGAACTGGTATCGAAAAATTCGAGACAAAAAAAATCCCCGCCGAAGCGGGGATCTCTCTGGGTTGGTGGGTGGATTACTTGGCTTTGCGGTGGCTCAGAGTGCGAGTCAAACCTTCCAGCAGGTTTTGCACTGCTTGGCTTTCAGCGATTACTGCCTGCTGGCCTACATCGAATGCCGCTAGCTTGTTAACCAGTTCAATCAACACGGGGTGTTGAATCGAGCGCGGCGCTGGTGAGGTTTTAGCCTCAGTCACTGGGCCGGACTCAATGTGCGTGTCAGTTGAGACGCCGCCGGTTTGGGTATCCTTACCCTTGGCAGTTTGAGCCTTAGGCGCTTTGGTAGGCTTAACTACCGTGGGAACGCCCAGCATATTGTTAACCTCATTGCGGAGGTTCGCCATGCCGGTGCTGATACGGTTAGACGATGTGCGCTGCGCCTTGATGAAAGCCGCTACCGCATTCTTCTGCGATTTGGTAACGGGTTTTTTGTTGCCGCCGGACAGCTTCAACTTGTGAGCCTTCACCGCATCGCGATCCATGCTAAACAGTTCAAGCATGTTGAATCCGGCGAGGCCAACGGTACCGAACCGTTCATAGTTCGCCATGACATATCCACGTTCCAGCGCATGGAATTTGCTGTTATCGGCATATTGCGCTTTATTGAATGACAGATCAGTAACATTAATCATGGGCTTTGCGCCCTTGGCCTTGATGTACTGCGCCGTCTTCGACGACCATGTTAAGCCTAGCAGCGCCGCAGTAGCGTCTTTCTGCGCGGCTTTACTGCCCGCGAATGCCTTTGAGTGCGCCTCGATTCCTGCAAGATTGTAGTTTGAATTTGGCATAATGCCTTTCTCCGTTTTGTTAAGTTAATGCCGGTGGATCACCCCGCCGACGCCCCAAATTATAACACCATGACGTGTTACACACAAGTAAACCGTGGTATATGGCGGCAAATAGTGGTTTTTTGTGTATAAATCATACACAAAACCGGCAAATCTGACCCCACCGCCCCCCGACCCCCGCGCACTGCTAGCAGCTACGCACGGCGCATGTATTACTAATTCGCTCAAATAATCACTATCACCACGAGTTTGCACATCATTTTGTATTTTCTGGTAGTATCTGATGGTTTTTTGAGGCCGTTCCCTACTAATCCCCACACAGGAAACCCCCCACCCCAAAAATAAAAGTCTCCCCGAAAAAAATTTTTGCTATATCTGGTGGTTTTTGATGTATATTCGCGGCAACGACTTACAGTCTGCGTACAATTTATGACTCTATTTATAGAACCTGAGATCGGTGTGCCGCTGACAGATGACACGCCGAATATAGATCTGAAGGAACGCGCCGAAGCAGCGTGCAATACTGCGCTGAAACTGGCAGAGCATGGATTAGATTTGGAACCAACAGCCGAAGATGAAGATGTAGCGGCAAAGCTCGCTATGTCTTATGCCGACGACCCCGAAAAGACTTCTCGCAAGGTCACCGCGAAGAAGGCGGCTACCCTCACACCCGCTTCTATGGTTCTGACAAACAACATACTGCAAGAGTTTGGACATTCGGTTGCAGAGAGTGCGACTCAGATCCGGCATCTAGTTACCAACAAACTTCTTTTAGAGTCCGAGAACGACGATCCGCGCATTCGCATACGGGCTTTGGAACTTCTAGGTAAGATCTCAGACGTAGGACTGTTCGCAGAGAAGTCAGAGGTGACCATAACGCACCAGTCCACGGATGATCTGCGTGACAAGTTACGTGGTAAGTTGGAGAAGCTGGTACAGCCTGTAGACGACATAGCAGAGGGCGACTACGAAGACGTAGTGCTGGACGGCGAAGTGCTAGACCTCAAGAAAGAGCTTGGTCTGGACGACGTTGAAGCGGCTGCGAACGAGGTAGCGCAGGACGAGGACTACGATGGTTGAGGCCGTTCCCAGTTTTACTGAGGAAGAAGTACAGCAGATGCTGGACAACCTCGACGCCTTTTCAGATGAGGAGGTTGTGGAGATAAATCGCATCGTGGATGAGCTGGAAGTACGCAAAACGAACGAGGCGGCGTACGACGACCTCATAGAGTTCTGCAAACGGATGCAGCCAGACTACATTGTGGGCAAACATCACCGGATCTTGGCGGATATGTTGATGGCTATTGAGGCGGGTAACAAGGATCGCATCTGTGTGAACATCCCACCGCGCCACGGCAAGTCCCAACTTGTCTCTATCTTCTTTCCAGCGTGGTTTTTGGGGCGGAATCCGAACAAAAAGGTGATGATGGTGTCGCATACCACTGACTTGGCAGTGGATTTTGGTCGAAAAGTGCGGAATCTCATCTCTACAGACGACTATCAGGCCATATTTTCTACTGTACAGCTCGCCAGCGACTCAAAATCAGCCGGTAGATGGAACACAAACTCCGGTGGCGAGTATTATGCGTGCGGTATTGGCTCTGCACTGGCTGGTCGTGGTGCAGATCTGCTGTTGGTGGACGACCCACACTCGGAACAGGACGTAATTAACGGCAACTTCACGGTATTTGAGAAGGCATACGAGTGGTTTACCTTCGGTGCGCGTACTCGTCTAATGCCGGGAGGCCGTGTGGCGATAATCCAGACCCGATGGCACCAAGATGACCTGACTGGGCGCGTTATACGCGACATGACGCAGAATGACAGGGCGGATGAGTACGAGGTGGTCGAATTCCCTGCCATACTGGAGATTGAAGACGAGGACACGGAAGAGATTGTCGAGAAACCGCTGTGGCCTGAGTTCTTTGACCTAGAGGCGCTGCTGCGGACTAAGGCGTCGATGCCTACATTCCAGTGGAACGCGCAGTATCAGCAGACACCCACGGCAGAAGAGGCCGCGCTGGTCAAGCGCGAGTGGTGGCAGATCTGGGAGCAGGACAGCCCGCCGTCATGTGAGTATATAATTATGTCGCTGGACGCAGCGGCAGAGAAACACAACCGTGCGGACTACACGGCGCTGACTACATGGGGTGTGTTCCTCAACGAAGAGTACGACAACTATCACATCATCCTGCTGAACAGTATAAAGAAGCGGTTGGAGTTCCCAGAGCTGAAGGACTTGGCGCTGGAGGAGTACACTGAGTGGGAACCCGATGCGTTCATTGTAGAGAAGAAGTCATCAGGTACGGCGCTGTATCAGGAGATGAGGCGTATGGGACTGCCTGTCTCAGAGTACACGCCTCACAGGGGATCAGGTGATAAGTTAGCGCGTCTTAACTCAGTATCTGATATTGTAGCGTCTGGTTTGGTGTGGGTACCTCCCACACGGTGGGCAGAAGAGGTAGTTGAAGAGATTGCTGGATTTCCGTTTATGAGCCATGATGACTTGGTTGACTCAACAGTCATGGCTCTTATGCGTTTCAGGCAGGGCGGATTCATACGACTGCCAACAGATGAGCCGGAAGAACCAAGATACTTTAAGTCGCGGCGGGGCGGCTTCTACTAGAGACAGATTATGGCTATAGAAAAAGGTTTATACGCTGCACCTGAAGGCATTGATGTAGGCGAAGAGGAAGAGGCATCACTAGAGATTGAGATTGTCGATCCAGAGATGGTGACGCTAGACGACGGCAGCGTCGAAATCACAATCATACCTGACGCTGACATGGGCGACATGATGCCCTTCGATGCAAACTTAGCCGAAGGTATGGAAGAGTCAGACCTGAATGAGTTAGCGGATGACCTAGTAGGTTTGGTGTCAGCCGACATCGACAGCCGCAAGGACTGGGCCGATACGTTTGTTAAGGGTCTGGACGTGCTGGGCTTCAAGTACGAAGAGCGCACTGACCCGTGGGAAGGCGCGTGTGGCGTGTACTCTACAGTCCTCGCTGAAGCTGCTATCCGTTTCCAAGCAGAAACCATGTCTGAGACGTTCCCAGCCGCTGGCCCTGTAAAGGTCAAGATCATTGGCCTAGAAGACAAAGACAAGGAAGAGTCTGCGAAGCGCGTAAAAGCGGACATGAACTACGAACTTACCGAGCGCATGGTGGAGTACAGGCCAGAGCATGAGCGGCTTCTGTACAGCCTTGGCTTGGCTGGCAGTGCGTTCAAGAAGGTCTACTTTGACCCGAACATAGGCCGACAGGTAGCTCTATACATCCCTGCCGAAGATGTGGTTGTGCCCTACGGTGCCTCACATATTGAAACAGCAGAACGTGTTACGCACATCATGCGTAAGACAAAGAACGAGCTGAAGAAGCTACAGGTTAGTGGGTTCTATCGTGACGTGGATCTGGGTGATCCGCAGGCGTACCACACCGACATTGAAGAGCGTAAGGCTGAAGAGGGTGGCTACTCTATTCAGGACGACAACCGCTACTCTATATACGAGATACACGCCGATCTGGTTATTGAAGCGTCAGGTGACTCCGAAGATGGGATCGCCAAACCATACGTGGTAACGCTGGAGCGTGGCACAAACGAGGTTCTGGCAATACGCCGTAACTGGAACCCCGAAGATTCACTGACTTTGAAGCGACAGCATTTCGTGCATTATGTGTATGTGCCCGGATTTGGGTTCTATGGGCTTGGTCTTATCCACATCATAGGGGGATACGCTAAGGCTGGAACGTCGTTGATACGGCAACTGGTGGACGCAGGCACACTGTCGAATCTACCGGGGGGCTTGAAAGCCCGTGGATTACGCATCAAAGGCGACGATACGCCGATTGAGCCGGGAGAGTTCAAGGATGTAGACGTGCCGTCAGGCAGCATCCGCGACAACATCATGCCGCTCCCATACAAGGAGCCAAGCCAGACTCTGTTAGCCCTGCTGAACCAGATCACGCAGGAAGGCCGTCGTCTGGGCGCTATCAGCGACATGAACATCTCGGACATGTCAGCCAACGCTCCGGTGGGCACTACACTGGCCCTGTTAGAGAGAACTCTCAAGCCGATGGCAGCAGTGCAGGCCCGCGTGCATTATGCCATGAAGCAGGAGTTCAAGCTCTTAAAAGGCATCATGGCGGAATATGCTTCTGAGGACTACGCATACGAGCCGATTCGCGGCGAAGTGTCTGCACGTCGATCTGACTACATGTCAGTGGATGTGATCCCAGTCAGCGATCCAAACAGCTCTACGATGGCCCAGCGCGTTGTGCAGTACCAAGCGGTATTGCAGATGGCTCAGTCAGCGCCGCAGATATATGACCTGCCGCAGCTACACAGGCAGATGATCGAAGTGTTGGGCGTTAAGAACGCCGAGAAGCTGGTACCGACAGAAGACGATATACGTCCGACTGACCCAGTTAGTGAGAACATGAACGCTCTGAATGGTAAGCCTATGAAGGCGTTTATCTATCAAGACCACGATGCTCACATGGCAGCACACCAAGCGTTTCTACAAGATCCTATGGTTGCAGCGACAATCGGGCAAAACCCGCAGGCGAAGCGCATCATGGCATCTTTACAGGCTCACATTATTGAGCACCTCGGCTTCAAGTACCGCAAGCAGATGGAAGAAAAGCTGGGCGCACCGCTACCCAACCCGAACGCCGAACTGCCAGAGGATATGGAAGTCAACTTAGCTCGCTTGATCGCTACCGCTGGGGCGCAAGTGACACAACAGAACCAGCAGCAAGCGGCCCAACAAGCTGCCCAGAAGAAGGCTCAAGACCCTGTTGTGCAGATGCAACAGGCCGAGCTACAGATCAAGCAGCAAGAAGTGCAGCGTAAGGCGGCTAAGGATCAGGCAGACGCCCAGATCGAACAGGCCAAGCTACAGCTACAAGCGCAAGAAAACATGCAGGACGCCCAGATGGATCAGGCAGAGCTTGCGCTCAAGCAGCAAGAGCTACAGATCGACGCTCAGAAGGCAGGTGTGAAAATGGCTGCGGAACGCCGCAGAGATAACGCAAAAGCAGACTTGGATTTGCTCAAGACAATAAAGGATTCCAACAACAATAGAGGCCAATAATGGCTAAAACCGTCTTAGACGTGCTAAAGGAACGAATCGAGTCCGATAAGGACTCTGCACTACAATTTCTCAGTGGTGGAGGGGCTAAAGACTTCTCCATGTACAAGGAAACCACAGGTTTGATTCGAGGTCTCGAAACCTGTCTGGGCTATGTAGACGACCTCTCGCGCAATTTGGAGTATGACGATGAGTGAAGCTGTTGACACAGTTGAAGAGCTAGAAGCGCAACTACCTGTCCCTGTGGGGTATAGGGTGTTGATCGCGTTACCGCAGATCGAAGAAACCTTTGACGGGACTAACCTGTTAAAGACAGACACGATTAAGAATCAGGAACATATCATGTCGATTATCGGCCTAGTGGTCGATATGGGCGAAGAAGCGTACTCTGACAAAGAGCGGTTTCCTAGTGGGCCTTGGTGTAAACAAGGTGACTATGTTATGTTTCGTGCTAATTCAGGCACGAGATTCAAGGTTGGTGGATTAGAGTATCGTTTGATGAATGATGACTCTATTGAAGCTGTTGTAGCAGACCCTGCTGGCGTAACACGAGCGTAAGGAATAACTATGCCTTTTCAAAAAGTAGAATTTGAGTTTCCAGAAGGAGACGCGGATGAAACAAAAGATACTATTGAAGTGGAAGACTCAGGCGAAGTCGAAATTGACATCTCTGGTAAAAAGACTGCGGACGACTACGCGGATACTCCAGTCGAACCTGAAGTTGAAGTTAAATCAGAACCAGATGAGCTGGAAATTGAGGTTGTGGATGATACGCCAAAGGCTGATCGTAACCGCAAGCCATCTGAGCCACCGGCTGACGTTACAGATGAAGAACTTGAAGGCTACTCTGAAAAGGTACGTAACCGGATCAAGCATTTTAGCAAGGGGTACCATGACGAACGACGTGCTAAAGAAGCCGCTTTCAGAGAAAAACAAGAGCTAGAAGCCCTCACCCAACGCTTATTGCAAGAAAATAAGACGTTAAAGGGTGATGTGGGTACAACACGCGAGGCTTTGTTGGAACAAGCCAAACGTGTGGTTGACTCTGAGCTTAACGGAGCCAAAATAGCGTACAAGGACGCCTACGAGAGTGGTGATGCTGATAGGCTGTTAGAGGCTCAAGAGCACTTAACCACTGCCAAACTGAAGGCAGACAAACTAGATAATTTCAAATTACCTTCTTTACAAGAAGAAGAGACTGAGGTACAAGAACCTCAACCCGCTCCAGAACGGGTGCGTGATCCGAAGGCAGAGGCATGGGTAGAAGAAAATTCTTCTTGGTTCCATGTTGATGACGAGATGACAGCATACGCTATGGGGCTGCACCAGAAATTAGTTAAGGGTGGGGTTGACCCACGCACTGATGAATACTACGAGACTATTGATGCTCGTATGCGAAAAGTATTCCCAGAGAACTTTGACGATGTGGAACTTGAGATAGAAGAGCCAGAGCCGCGAAAGCAACCGAACGTTGTCGCTCCAGCTACTAGAAGCACCTCACCAAATAAGGTGACGCTTACTAAAACTCAGGTAGCACTTGCTAATAGACTCGGGGTACCACTAGAAGAATACGCCAGACAGGCTGCACTACAAAAGAGGAACGGATAATGGCTCAGAATCGAATTAACCGTGAAAACGAAGCACGGGAAACACAAGTTCGTAAACGGTCATGGCAGCGACCCGAGGTACTACCCTCACCTACGCCAGAACCGGGATATGTGTTTCATTGGGTTCGTGTAGCTATGCAGGGGCAGGTGGACGCCCCTAACGTGTCCTCGAAATTGCGCGAAGGTTGGGAGCCTGTAAAGGCTGTAGATCATCCTGAAATTGCTTTGGTAGCCGTAGAGAATGAACGCTTTGCGGAAAACGTAGTGATTGGTGGTCTGATGCTGTGTAAAGCTCCAGAGGAACTTGCGAGCGAGCGGAATGCGTATTACAACGAACAAGCTCAGTCGCAAATGAACTCCGTAGACAACAACCTTATGCGTGAGAATGATCCACGAATGCCTTTGTTTAACGAAAGAAAGACAAAGGTTACATTTGGTAACGGAACTTAACAGGAGCTAAAAATGGCTTATCCTACTGTAAGTGGCCCTTATGGCCTCGTTCCGGTAAAACTGCTTAGTGGCACTCCCTATGCTGGCACTGTACGCCAGTACAAAATCGCAAGTGGCTATGGCACTGCTATCTTTTACGGAGACGCTGTAAAGCTGGTTACCGGTGGTACTGTTGAACGTGATACGTTTGATGCTGCCATGACTCCAATTGGAGTCTTCATGGGTGTTTCATACACCGACCCCAACACCAATCAAAAGACCTTCCGGCAGAACTACATTGCTAGCACCGCCGCTTCTGATATTGAAGCGTACGTTTGCGATGCAACTGACGTTCTGTTCAAGGTCGCTGTAGTGTCTTCTGGTACTACTATTGGTGACTTAGCGCAAACTGATGTTGGCGCAAACGTAGCTGGTGTAGACAACACTGGTGATAGCATCAACGGTAACTCTCGTTGCGCTATCTCAGACACGTCTGCTACCACTAACACACTCCCATTCCGCATTGTTGAACTGGTTGAAGAAACCAAGAACAGCTCTGGCGGGTTCACCGAAGCCTATGTGAAGTGGAATGCAGGTCATGCGTTCGACAACGCGACTGGTATTTAAGGAGTTAATCAATGGCTATTTCAAGAGCACAATTGCTAAAAGAACTCCTGCCCGGACTGAACGCTTTGTTTGGAATGGAGTATGCTAAGTATGGTGAAGAACATAAGGAGATCTTTGAATCAGAGACTTCTGACCGTTCTTTTGAAGAAGAAACCAAGTTGTCAGGCTTTTCAGCAGCCCCCGTCAAAGGCGAAGGTTCTGCTATTGAGTACGACAACGCGCAAGAAGCGTTCACTGCACGCTATACGCACGAAACTATTGCTATGGGCTTTAGTGTTACCGAGGAAGCAATCGAAGATAACCTCTACGATTCGCTGTCAGCGCGTTACACGAAGGCACTAGCCCGTGCTATGGCGTACACGAAACAAGTAAAAGGCGCGTCCATCTTGAACAATGCGTTCGCAGCAGGCACCACTTACGGTGACGGCAAGACGCTTTGTGCGACGGATCACCCGCTTGTTTCTGGTGGAACCAACTCAAACCGTCCTGCTACGGCTTCTGACCTTAACGAGACTTCTTTGGAAGCCGCCGTTATCCAGATCGCTGGTTGGACTGATGAGCGTGGTTTGCTGATTGCAGCACGTCCTCGTAAGCTGGTAATCCCACCCAATCTTCAGTTTGTTGCAACTCGTTTGCTTGAAACCGAAGGTCGTGTAGGGACTGCGGATAATGACCTGAATGCGATTCGCAACAACGGTTCTATCCCAGAAGGTTACACTGTTAACCATTACCTGACCGATACGGACGCTTGGTTCTTGACCACCGACGTACCGAATGGCTTGAAGCACTTTGTTCGTACCCCGATGGCTACATCTATGGATGCAGACTTCGATACGGGCAACTCGCGCTATAAAGCCCGCGAGCGATATAGTTTTGGCGTGTCCGACCCACTTGGGATTTTCGGTTCACCCGGAGCGTAAAACGCTGCATGAGAAGGGGCACATTGTTGCCCCTTTTCTTTTTCTACTGTATAAGTAGATTATCCCTGACAGGCGCATACCGTGCCTGACATAACCCAAGACAGGAGATACACATGGGTACTACAACCTTCTCTGGTGCTATTCGTTCAGAAAGCACGGTCAAAACCATTAGCAAAAATGCCTCAACGGGTACAGTTACAGAGATTGTAACGCTTGGTGACGGGCCTGTTAGCCTTGCTGATGCCGACGTAACGCTTACCAATGCAACTCACAGTGGCAGGATTCTTCTTGTTCCAGATGGTGGTCAAGATAATACTTATACGCTTCCGGCTCCTATTGCTGGATCTGTTTTTAAGTTCGTATACGCTGGTGGCGCTGCTGATGCTACGGACGCGATTATTGTTACTCCCGGCAACACTAATTTTTACATTGGTGGTGTTACTTTCCTAGATACAGATGGCAACGAAGTTAGCTCAGTATTCTCTGATGGAAACTCCAACAGCAGCATACAGTTGAACGTACCTGCTGGTTTTGAAGTGACCATAATCGGTCTTGATACGACCAATTATCAGATTTTTGGGAATGTAACGAGCACTACTGCGCCTGCATTTGCTGACCAGTAATAGGAGATAGTTATGCCTAGCTCTGATATTCAGACTAAACGCATTACAGCTACAGGCGCTCTATCAGTTGGCCCTGCCCGAGTACGTCAGGTACAGGTAGTGTCAGCCAGTTCGGGGTCGCCAAGACTCACTATTACTGATGGCAGTGGTGGCGCTACGGTACTGGATCTAAGTTTCAGTACCGGAGTTACTACTTCGGTGAATATACCCGCTGACGGTCTCCGCTGCACAAGCGACATACACGCCAGCGTGGTTACCAACATTACCGCAGTGACAGTGTTCTATAGCTAATATGCGTAGTTACTACAAAAAAGCATCGCCGTGCCCCTCGTTCAAAAAAGGTGGTATGGCGGGCATGTCTGTAAAAAGTGGGGATAAACGTCCCACCAAGTCTGGCGCTGGTATGACAGCAAAAGGCGTTGCTAAATACAGACGGCAGAACCCCGGTAGTAAGCTACAGACCGCAGTAACGGAAAAGAAACCCACTGGAAAGCGTGCAGCACGTCGAAAGTCGTTTTGTGCGCGTTCCGCTGGACAAATGAAAAAGTTCCCCAAGGCCGCTAAAGATCCTAATTCTAGGTTGAGGCAGGCAAGGAGAAGATGGAGGTGTTAGTTGGCGTACTTGCAGAGCAACGTACCGTATTTCAAATGCTGGGTGAGGAAAGAGTACACCCATAACCACGAGAAGTATCATGGCGAGTTTATTCACGCTATGGCGATTGCAGTAACGACGATGCCAACTAGGTGTTTGAGTTTTCAGGTAATTTTTACTGGGGCTGAAACATACGACGAAGAAGGCGAACCCAATGTGCATGGAGGTGCGATGTGGGCACGTATGCCGATTACAGCGTTGGTAGGAGACACCCCTCTGGAGGAGTGGCCCGAACCCATGCCCGTATGGGCAGCACAGCCTTGGGATTGCAGTTCGAGGGATCACGCAGTGTACGTGCTTGACAGAGCCACACCGTGCCCTTGGCTGGCAAAAATAGATGGGGAGATGTACCCCGCGAAGTATATGTTCACAGTGGACTATACGAACAACGAGATTGCTGATGACCCTGCACAACATAAGCAGAGTCATGTGATGGAGCTATTGGATGCTGGTGAGTGGACTGGCAACATTGTAGCTCTACCAAATAATAGGGTGCGGGTGACACATCCCGCTTGGTTTGAAACGGGAGAGGGCGCACCAGATTTTCGTCCTTCCCAACACATTCACTACAGCAAGTCTGATCTGGACTACACGCTGGACGTGAATCAAGTGTTTGATAATCTGTACGCGGATGAGGAGTAGGGCATGAAGCCGAAGAAGATGTTTCTAGGTGGTTTGTTAGGTCGTAAAAAGAAAGACGATGATAAGCCTATGACAATGACCCAGAGAAAAGCTGAAGAAGCTAAGAAACGTGCGAGAGCCGCGCAGATGCGTAGTGAGTCTAAAGCGCGTAGAGGTCGTACAGCTAGTACAACGGCTGTAGGTGGGCAACGTAACAAGCGACAAGCTCCTATGGACGCAGAACGTGCAGCTAACATGGCTATGGTCAAGAAAGACCGCCCAATGCCTAAGCGCCCTTCTGCTATCAGCTTGGCTAATGCGGCTACACCAAAGCCTACTCGCCCTGCAAAGCCACAAAAAGCGCCTACAACTGCGCCACGCCCACCTAAAGCAGAGGCTCCTGCGAAGCCAACAGCTAAGAAGCCACCACGTCCATTACGCGGCACGGTGACTGGTAAAGGCGGGCGTAATGTCGGTGAAGGCCGAGACAAGCGTGCTAACGTAACTCGTGAACAGCTAAAAGAGACGGGTATGACTTTGCGTCAGTACCTAAACTTTATGGATCGTGAAGGCAAGCGTCCACCTAAGAAGTCTGGAGTGGATAAAGTACCCAACAAAAAAGACCCACGTAAGAAAGTGATGAGGGGTGGCATGATGAAGTCGAAAATGAAAGCCAAGGGCATGAAAGCTGGCGGCAAGATGAAGTCCAAAGGTTACAGTGCTGGCGGCAAGATGAAGTCCAAAGGTTACAGTGCTGGCGGCAAGATGAAAGCCAAAGGCATGAGTGCTGGCGGTGGCCCACTGAAGAAAGCCCCAGAAGGCAATACGGGACTCAAAAAGCTACCTGAAAAAGTACGCAACAAGATGGGCTTCATGGCTAAAGGCGGCATGATGAAGACCAAAGGTTACGCTAAAGGTGGCGCTGCTGGTGGTAAGAAGAAGCAGAAGGTTCGCGGTGCCGGTATTGCTCGTAAGGGCGTACGTCCAGCGAAGATGCGATGAGACACTACTATAAGTCAGGCGGTAAGGTGAAGTCGGGCGGCAAGATCTGCCCGAAAGGTAAGGCGTGGGCAAAGCGCACGTTTGATACCTACCCGTCTGCTTACGCAAACATGGCGGCTTCTAAGTATTGCAAAGACCCTAACTATGCTAAGGGCAGCAAGAAGAAGAGTAAGTAATGGGACAGCTTAAACAGTGGCGTGACCAGCAGTGGGTTCGTATCGGCACCGATGGCAAGATCAAAGGGCCATGCGGCACGTCAAAGAACAAAAAGAACCCAGATCGCTGTTTACCCAAAGCTAAGGCGCAGTCACTGAGTCAGTCTGAACGTGCTACTACAGCACGTAAGAAGAAAAAGGCTGGTTCTAGGGGGCAGCAGGTGGTGTCTAATACCCCTAAAGCCAAGGTTAGAACGGCAAAGGCCGGTGGTCAGATACGCGCAAACCACAGAGGTTGCGGTGCAGTAATGAATAACAGGCGTAAAAAGACCCTGTACGTATAGGAACATACAATGGCTACATCTGGAACAACTGCATTTGATATGGACTTCACGGAGATCGCTGAAGAGGCGTGGGAGCGTGCAGGTCGTGAAATGCGTTCTGGGTATGACCTACGTACCGCCAGACGCTCTATGAACCTGATGACCATTGAGTGGCAGAACCGAGGCATTAACCTGTGGACTATTGACGAAGGCACTGTCGATATGGTCGAAGGTACAGGGCAATACGATCTACCCGCCGACACTATAGACCTGCTGGAACAAGTTATACGCACGGGCAGTGGGAGCACCACTACGCAGTCTGATCTGACCATAAGCCGTATTAGTGTCAGCACATACGCATCCATACCTAACAAGTTAACAGAAGGTAGACCGATTCAGGTTTACGTAGAACGTCTTAGAGATAACCCTAAGATCAACGTATGGCCTGTACCTGATAAGAGTAACGAGTACGTATTTAAGTATTATCGTATGCGCCGTATTCAAGACGCGGGCACTGGCGTAGAGACTGCGGACATGAACTTCCGTTTCTTGCCCTGTCTAGTATCGGGGCTGGCGTACCACATAGCCATGAAAGATCCAGAGCTTATGCCGCGCATACCCATGTTAAAAGACGTTTACGAAGAGCAGTTTATGTTGGCTGCTGGGGAAGATAGAGACAAAACGGCTGCTCGTTTCGTACCTCGTGTTGGTAGAATCTAACAATGGGCAATCGGTACGCTTCCACTAAACGTGCTATAGCAGAGTGTGACATCTGTGGGTTTCAGTATAGACTACGAGAGCTAAAGAACTTAATACGAAAAGGGCAGGACACTAACTTAAAAGCATGTCCTGAGTGTTGGAGTCCAGATCACCCGCAGCTCAAACTAGGTGAAGTTCCAGTACACGATCCGCAAGCTATAAAAGACCCTCGGCCTGATAGGAGTTTAGGTGCGGCAGGGGTTACAAGTAGTAGGCAGATACAGTGGGGATGGAATCCTGTTGGCGCAGGTAGTGACCCATTTGACCTAACTCCTAACGACTTAGTAGCAACTGGTCAGGTAGGCACGGTAACAGTAACAACAACCTAGAGGTGTTTATGAAAAAGACTAGTAATGTTAAGCCAGTAAAAGAAGCTCCTAAGCCAGACATGTCTGGTGTTAAGACTACTGGAATCAAGGTACGCGGTACCGGCGCTGCAACCAAAGGCACGATGGCCCGTGGCCCTATGGCGTAAAACATGAACTACACCGAGCTAAAAACAAATGTTCAGGACATCTGTGAAACTTCTTTTACGGATGACCAGCTTGCTTTGTTTACAGAACAGGCGGAACAGAAGATATACAACACTGTGCAGATACCCGCGCTACGTAAGAATGTGAGCGGTGTTATGACTTCTAGCAATGAGTATCTGTCTACTCCATCAGATTTCTTGTATGTCTATAGCCTTGCAGTTGTAGACGGCAGCGGTAATTTTACGTTTTTGCTCAACAAAGACGTTAACTTCATACGTGAGGCGTATCCCAGCTCTTCTTCTACGGGAACGCCTAAGCATTATGCGTTGTTTGATAACGACACGATTTTATTAGGGCCAACGCCTAATTCTGGGTTTACGACACAGCTTCATTACGGGTATTACCCACAATCTATTGTTGTAGCAGGCACTACTTGGCTTGGAGAAGAGTTTGATTCTGCGCTGCTAAACGGCACTCTAGTAGAGGCCATACGCTTTATGAAGGGTGAGCCAGACATGATCGCGCTGTACGAAAAAATGTATGCTAGTGCCGTAGCGTTGTTGAAGATACTAGGCGACGGTAAGTTGCGCTCTGATACGTATCGTTCTGGGCAAACAAGGTTGACGGTTCAATAGGTATCTAAATGTTTTTTGAAGCTCCACAATCAGAAATTGGCAATGTTTTAGTATCTACTACAGAGCATAAAGGGCATGATCCCGACTTCTGGGCAGAGTCCGCAGCGGACAGAATTGTGAGCGTAGGTGGAAACTGCCATCCTGTAATCGCAGAACAGGCAAACGAATTCAAAAGGGCTGTCAGGGCGACGGTCTTATTCTATATCAAAGAAGCGATTCGTAGTGACAGAGTTACTCTTGCCGCAGAATTTGAAAACCAAGGCCATGCTGATATGGCGAACATCATAAGGAGTCTATAATGGCTATCACGACTGCAATGTGTACGTCTTTCAAGAAAGAGCTTTTGGAAGCGGTACACAACTTTAAGAACTCTGGTGGAAGTACGTTTAACTTGGCGCTGTATACAAGCAGTGCTTCTCTGGGCGCAGGCACCACCGCATACACGACATCTAACGAAGTGTCGGGCACAAACTACACCGCAAAGGGCGCGGCTCTGACTCGCGTAGATCCGTCTTCGTCAGGCACGACTGCGTTGACAGACTTCTCCGACCTTACGTTCTCGAATGCGACAGTCACGGCGAGAGGCGCACTTATCTTCAATGATTCCGCATCAGGCGATCCCGCTGTCTGTGCATTGGACTTCGGTGGCGATAAGACCTCAACAGCAGGTGATTTCACTATTCAGTTCCCTACTGCGGATGCGTCTAACGCCATTATCCGAATTGCCTAGTGCATGACAGATATAACCGGCTGGGGTAGAGGTGGCTGGGGAGACGGTGCTTGGGGCACTTCTCTCCCCGTAACGGTTAGTGGCGTATCTGCTACTGGCGCGGTCACTGCTGCCTCAACGGTTACTAATAACACCCTAGCTGTAACGGGTGTTGAAGGAACGGCATCTGTAGGGTCTGTCTCTGTTGCGTTAGGAGCAACTGTCCCTGTAACGGGAGTATCAGCCACTGGTTCTACCGGTTCTGTATCCACAATATCTAGCAACACCCTCCCCGTCACAGGTGTTGTGGGTACAGGGCAGATAGGGACACCTTCTTTCTCTTTGAGCATTGTTCAAGGAGTTACTGGGGTAGAGGGCACTGGATCATCAAACACTGGCACCGCAACTGGTGGCGCAACCGGCGCACCTTCAGGTGTTGAAGCTACTGGATCTGTAGGCACAGTATCCACGATAAGTAACAACACACTGCCGGTTACAGGTGTTGAAGGAACAGGAACGCTAGGTTCGCCTACGATTCTTCTCAGCATCAATGCTCCTGTTACGGGTGTTGTGGGTACAGGTGCCGCTGGAACGGTTGACGCTGATCCAGACGCTGCAATCATAGGGGTTTCTAGTACAGGGCAGGTTACCGCTCCATCCGTCGCAGCGGGCGCTACAGCGACTGTGACAGGTATTTCTGCAACGGGAGGCGTAACTACTGTTACAACGACTGCAGCAGCTTCTGCTATTGTTACGGGTATAGCCGGTACAAGCGCACTTGGTAGTGTTACTGTGTCAGGAAAAGCAACGACACCTATAACTGGAGTTGGCGCAACTGGGGCAGTTACTGCTATAAATATATGGGGACTTGTTGATACAAGTCAGACACCAAACTGGACAGAGGTAGCTTAAATGGCAGTCTATACCAACGATTTACGGCTCAAAGAAATTGCCACGGGCGAAGAGTCAGGTTCGTGGGGCACAAGTACAAATACAAATTTATCACTAATAGGTGACTCTTTAGGTTTTGGTACAGAGGCGATCACGACAAACGCAGACACGCATACATCTACTGTAGCAGACGGTACTGCTGATGCTGCTCGTGCAATGTATATTAAGTATACAGGCACCTTGGATTCAGCCTGCACGATCACGATTGGCCCTAATACAATAAGTCGGGTTCACATCATAGAGAATGCAACAAGTGGGTCGCAGAATATCATCATCAGCCAAGGTTCAGGTGCTAATGTTACGATTGCTGCTGGCAACGTAAAAGTAGTGTATTTAGATGGCGCAGGAAGTGGCGCTGCTGTAACCGATGCTCTAGTAGATTTAGACTTGACTGGCACGACCACTATAGCAACAGCAGACATTAATGGTGGAACTGCTGATAATGTTGTTATTGGTGGCAGCACGGCGGCGGCTGGTACGTTTACTGATATTGTGTCTAATGGCAAAACTGTGGGCACACAGTCCATTGTTAGCTCGAATCCGACATCTGCCTCTGGGTTCCCAGACGGGCATGTGTTCTACGTCATTAGCTAGGAACAAACAGTGGCTATATTTATTAACGACAATGGAACGCTGAAGGAGCTAGATAACGACTCGCAGATTACTGTGGTCGCTACTGCCAATACGATTCATTCGGTGAATTTCATCGTCGTTAATAACGGCGGTACGCTGGCTACGGTCTGGAACGCCATATACAACACGACTAGAGCTACTGCGACATCACTCGCAACGGCTACGTCTAACGCTACTCAGACTAGTCGGTCTACTAGTCAATCAACGACTACATCGTTCAACACTACGACTACGTTTGGCACTAGCAATAACACCACTACGTCGTTCAACACTACGACTACGTTTGGCACTAGCAAGAACACGTCAACTAGCTATAACACTAGTTTTAATACCACGACTTCGCGTGGCACTAGCAGGAACACGTCAACGTCGTTTAACACGTCTTTCGCCACGGCCACGAGCAGGAACACTTCGAGGAACACTAGTAGGAACACCAGTCGGAATACATCTAGGAACACGACCACTACGTTTGCTACGCTTTCTGGTAAAAACAACATAAATACAACGAGAAGCACGGCTACATCGTTCAGTACGTCGTTTTCTACATCGTTCTCTACATCGTTCAGTACGTCCTTTAACACCACGACTTCGAGGAGCACGAGCAAGAACACATCTACATCGTTCAACACGTCTTTTGCTACGGCTACGAGTAGAGGCACAAGCAGAAATACATCAACCAGTTTCAATACAACCAGATCAACTGGAACGAGCAAAAGCACCTCGACTTCGTTTAATACGACAAGATCAACGGGCACTAGCAAATCAACTACAACGACTTTCAACACAGCGTTCGACACCACGACTACGTTCAACACCACAACGACTTTCAACACGAACACTGTTATATTCGAGCGATTAACTGCTACTGGTAATGACACTGAGGTTACGTCTGGTAGCGCACATAACGCTAGATATCATGACGGATCGCAATGGACGGAAGACTAGAGGACGAGTTAAAGGCTATAAACAAGCGCATAGAAACAATGCTAGACATAGTCCTTGAGCATTTCGGTGATGCCGAAGATCGTTTCGATGAGTTAGAAAAGATGATTTCTGATCTGCGCAAGGCTAACGTAGAGACTAAAGATGTCGATTGACCGGTTAGCTGTTGATGATCGCCTTGGCAACGCTGGGGCGCATTTCTTCAAAAGCGGCAACATTCTTAGAAACCCTAAGTGCAACTCCTTAAATCTAGCTAGCTTGCTTCCTGATCGCGGCCTGTATAACACCAACCTTGAGTATGATCTTTGGTACTCAATCGGAGGTAACAAAAAAATACATGGCTACGTTTATACCGATGCGCTTGAAGACTACTTATACATAAAGCCAGCTAACGTGCATTTCGCTGAAATGGCTATGTATGCAAGTGTAAAGCTTGACCCAACCGGATATGGCGAAAAGCTAGTTGATCAGATGGGCAAGGGTATTGAAGACAAGTACAGGCTCCGACGCTCAAGCGCAAAGCACAGGTTTGTCATATTCTTGCCCGGAACCAACTGCATAAAGAAAGTCTTCGATTGGGATAAAGCAAAAGCCGCCGTTGATCAAGGCGCTGTTATAAAGCCTCA